TCAGCCGGCTTTCCCCAAACCTTTCAAGCGTTTGTCCGTCGTCTCTCTCGTTTCCGTGGGACTTTCCGTGGGACCTTTTGCGCCGGCGGCTTCTAGGGCGTTGAGGACATCTTCAACCATCGCATGCGCGTATTTCGTCGTGGTTTTGATGTCTTCGTGGCCGAGCAGCTGCTGCACCACCTTCAGATTGCTGTTGCGCAGCACGCGCGTCGCCGCGGTGTGGCGGGTATCGTGGAAGTGGAAGTTCTTGACGCCCGCCTTAGGCACCGCCCGGCGCATCGCGATCTTCAGGCCGGCCTCGGTGAGCGGGTATCGGTTGCCCTTGATGAGGCCGCGATTGCCCATCTTGACCGTCCGGGCGGCAACATAGGTGAATACCTTCTCGGCGTGGAAGTTCTGCTGGGCCCACAGAATCTCGAATGTCCGCTTCGTCATAGGGACGACCCGGCTCTTGTTGCCCTTACCGATCACGGTGAACTGGCGGCCGAAGAAATCGACCCGAGACCACTCCAGGCCGAGGATCTCCATCCGCCGGCAGCCGTTGATGAAGGCAAATTCGACGGCGACATCGTAGCCGCGGCCGAGTTCGGCCATGATTGCGGCCTCCTCGCCGGTGCTGGCTTCGCGAACTCGCTCCTTGGGCTCCGGCAACAGATGTTCGGACCAGTCGATCGTCGCCGTCCTGGCGCCCCAGAGGGCGCCGGCGCGCAGAATGATCTCGCGCAGCGGCTGCGTCACCGTCCGGTTCACCGTGGCGTTGCTGACCCGCCGTCGAACCTCCGGCTTCTTGTACTTGCGGCCAGGCAATCGTTGTGACGGCACGAACTCGCCGCGACGCTTCGCCACCATAGCGGCAACCTTGCTGTCGCCGATCTCCTGGAGGAGGATCGATTCGCCGAAGTGATCCTTCAGCCAGCCCATCGACCAGAGCGTGTTTGACGCGTTTTCGTGGTGCTGACCGACTTCCTGCCAATATCTTGCCGTGGCGTTGAGAAGGGTGAGGTCTGGCGCAAACAGGGCGGCCTCAGCCTTGATGACAGCGCGGGCCTCCTCGCGCTTGATCTTCTCTATCTGTTTGGCTTCCCGCTCCGTTTTGCGTTCAGTGCTTCCAGAAAATCGGCGACCGCCGAGCTGGAAGTCGTACGAGAACGCGCCATCCTTGGCGTCGGGCCTTCGATAGACGGACATTCTGCGACCTTCTTTCTCCGCGCCTTCCAGGCATTGAGGTCGTCGAGCTCGTACCGTGGAGTTTCGCGCTTCTTCCCCTGCCCGACGTTGATGTACGGGATCTCGCCTGCCTTGCGCATCGCGCGCAAGGTGTCTTCGCCGATGCCCAGTTCCGCGCATGCCTCCTCAGGCGTCAAGAGCGGCATGGCGGTGGTCCCCATGTTTCTGGAGGATATAGCATCAGTCGTAGCCCTCCAGCCAAAGCCGGTAGCTCTTGTCGATGTCGCGGAAGCTGGCGGCCTTACCTTCATCGTAGTCGAAATCGATCCGGCTCTCGACGCTGCACAGCGCCTTCAGGCATTTCGCGGCCTCATCAACCGACGCGATGGTCATTCCATATTTCTTCGCCAGGAACGTCCAGAACCCCTTTTCACCGCAGATGATCCCGGCCTGACGGGCAAGCGGGCCGCCCTTGCGGGGCGGCTCGACGGGCGCCGCCGTTGCCGTGTTGATTTTTTCCTCCGCTTCGGATGTGCTCTGCGCTCGGCCGTCGACCGTGTATTCGTACTCGCCAACGCGCAAACTGACCTCCGCCGGCCCGACAACATCGATGACGACTTCATCGCCCTCGATCCGGATGCGCCAAGCATCACAATCGCCGGCGGCGCCACCGAGCAGGTGCTCGATCGCTTCGCGGACCGGCCATGTGTAGCGGTGGACGAGCGTTGGCGTCATAGCCCGATCTCCTCGAGGAAGGTTTCCAGCCCGGCCGGCTTGTCCGGCTGCTCGATCGATTGACGTATCTCTGCCCAGCCTACGTTGAGGCGGTCGACCCATTCGTTGCAGATATCGCGCATGCGTTGCGCCTTGAGAGGGTCGGCAGTCCGCAGGATGCGGCGCTCCAATTTGTTGATCTCGCGCCAACAGCGGCGATGCTCAGCGCGGAATGCTGCCGGCAACGCGCGGAAACACTTGCCGCAGATGATCTCGTGGCTGTCCGGAAACTTGTCCTGGGCTGCCGTGCGCCGGCAGCGCGGGTTGATGCAGGGGATGCGATCAGACACGTCTACCCCCCCCCATGTCTGAGAGTTCTCGGGAAGGCCGAACAGGCTGTCGCCGGCCTCCTTCAGCGCGAACTCGCCAGTGGCGCGGATTCTCACCACGACTGCGTCGGGTACATCCTCGAACGGTTCATCAAACCACCACTGCCGGCGACCATCGACGATCTGCTGGTGTAGACGCTCGCCAGCGCGGAGGCGGGTGAGGACGGCTTCGATCATGGTGCCACCTGATCGATATTGCGGCATTCAACGCTGAAGGTGACGGCCACAACCCACGGGTTGGTGTCCCATCCGAAGCCGCGATCGTGATTTAAGCTGTCCCATAGCCCGCAATAACTTGTGATCGGGCTGGCGGCATGATGGTCGTTGGCGATATGAAACAGCCCATCAACGGACTGGACACCCTCGGCGACCGCGTCGGCTTCGCTGATGTCCTGCAAGCGCTGCACCCGAACATCGGTGACGGTCAGCGTCAGCCGCGAAGCCCAGCGCGGCATGTGCATGCCCTGGCGGAAGCGGCCGAGCTTGGTGATGGCTGGATACCCGCAGGTCTGATGGACACCGTCCGCCACGTATAAAATGGCTTCATCGCCGCCCATAGCCGCGGGCGAAACGTCGTCGTACGCCGCATGGGTTTTCCATGCCTCGCGGACATAAAGGCGGTCGCCGACGGCATACGGAATGCGGAAATAATGGTTCATCGTCAACAGACCGGCGCCGGTAGACAAATGGAAATCGTCGACACGACGGAGGTGCGGCAGAGTTGTCTCGGTAGCGACCCGCCGCGTCTGCGTCTTGGTGCCGGCGAGCAGCGCGCGGACCATCGGGGCGGAAAACAGGATGGGGAGATCAGCCACAGCCACCCTCCTCTGAGGCCGCCGCCGGCTTCAGCCAGCGTTCCCCATAGACGTGGACGACTTTCGTGCCGACCTGCTGCAAAACGACGCCATGCTTGCCCTCGCGCGTGACATAGCTGCCCTGCGCCGTGCCTTCGAAGCCGTCGTGTTCGATGCGGTGCACCGCTCCCAGTTCTGGCGCCGTGGGGGTGGAAAGGGCAAAGCGGTCCCAAGCTTCGCTATCGGTGTCGTCTCCGAACTTGCCCGCTGCTTCACCGGCGCTGAAGCCTGCGAAGAACGCCGTCCTGACCTCCCCTGGAGCGGGTGGCGGGGATAGGGATGCGATGACGAGGCGTGCGCGTGCGAGGCATTGGTCTAAATCGGCGGATCGGCTCGCCTTGTTCGGTGCGTAGTCGAACATGTCTGTTAGGCCGTATCCATTCAACGTGGCACCGGCCATGGTTGCCTGCCGGGCCTCGTCATCGCATCGCAAAATATCGGTGAGCGCTGCGAGTGCCGTGTCTCCCTTGGCGGCGGGTAGCGCGGCAAGCAGAGCTGTGATGCCGGCGACTGAGAACGTCGCTCGCTCCTTGCCGGCGTGCTTCTCGACGTGCGTGCGAATAGCCTGGATATGATCGTCGCTCATGCTGCGATACCCAGCGGAACTTGTGCAAGGATCTCGGCGCGCGTCGCCCAACGGAGATTGGTCTCAACGTTGTCGAGCGTGTCGCCGTTGCGGTGCAGGACGTCGGCGTTGTCGAACGGCGCGGGACCGTGGAACGCCTCGCAAACGAGGCGATGAACCTTGTGAGTCTTGCCACGGAAGCGGATCACGCGGCGCGGCCTACTGACATCGCGGGCTATGTTGCCAAGCCAAGCATGCCCGCCATAGGTGCGGACACCGCCGTAAGGCATCTCCCTCTGATAAGCCAAGACGCGGATGCGGCCGAAGCTGCTGACCTCAAGCCCGTCGACCGACGGCTTCCAAACCTCGGTCATCAGCGCCACTCCATAAAAAATGGGATGTCGTCGTCAAGGTCGCTATTTGATCGCCGACCGGCACCGCCACCGCCCTGCCCGCTAGCGTGGCCACTGCCCCCGCCGAACCCTCCCCCACCGAAGTCGCTCGATCGACCTCCGCCTCCGCCACCACCATTGGATCTGCTGTATCCGCTGCGATCATCACCGCGATCGCCGTCTCCACCATTCTTGGTATCGAGCATCTGCAGTTCGCCCCGGAACTTCTGCAGCACGATTTCCGTGGTGTAGCGGTCCGCTCCGGATTGGTCCTGCCACTTCCGGGTTTGCAGCTGGCCCTCGACGTAAACCTTGGCGCCCTTCTTCAGGTATTGCTCCGCGACCTTGGCGAGATTGTCGTTGAAAATTACAACGTTATGCCATTCCGTTTTCTCCTTGCGTTCACCGGAATTCTTGTCGCGCCAGGACTCCGAGGTCGCTATGCGGATGTTGACGACCGGATCGCCGCTGTTTAGGCGGCGGATCTCGGGGTCGGCGCCCAAATTGCCCACCAAAATGACTTTGTTGACGGAACCGGCCATCAGATATCTCCCATGATTGCAGATGAAAGTCGGTAGAAGCCGCGCTCTGGCTCCTCGATGAGGTCGTTGCTGCGGACGCGCGATAGATAGGTACCGAAAGTGCCGCCGCCGGGCGCCAGGCCAAGTCTGAATGCAAGGTCAGTGCGGCTGATCAAGTGTGGATAGTGATTGCGCAGCGCATCGAGCATCGGTCCGACGCCGGCGATCTTGCCCTTCCACATCGCGAGGCGTTCATCCGGGGTGCGCGGCATCGTCGGCACATCACCGCCGATCGCGTCGACGCCGGCTTGCGTCGCGAACCACAGATCACCGCGTTGCTCGATCGCCGCCTTGGTCCGGAGCCGGCTCTTGTAGGTCGACCAGGTACCGCCGGTCCGCTTGAAGCCAGCCAGGCTCGCCCATTGCGCCTCCGTGTAGCCGGCCGGATAGGCAGCGGCGAGCAGCGCCAGAGGCTTCCGTTCCGCGCCGAGGCCGATCGACGCTTCAATTTTCGGGACGATTGTGCACGGGCGCTTGAGTTGATTGTCGGGTGAAGTGGTTCCCTCCCGTGGATTCGAACCACGATTCACGGCGTCAAAGGCCGATGTCCTACCGTTAGACGAAGAGGGAAAAGCAGTCGAAGCAACATCGACGACCATATCGGGTATGCGAAGCGCTTCCAATGCGTTTCGAACTGCAGCGAGCGCAACGGCGGCGCCGACGCTCTTACCGTGGTCGATGCCTTCGTTCCTGCCTTGGGCCAAGCCGCGTTCAAAGGCCCGCTTTTCAGCCGCCTCGATCTCGGCCGGCGTCGTTCCGCTACTCAAATTCGAGGCGTCTTCAATGCGCGGCGCCGCCTTCAGGGCGGTGCGCAGCGCGTCGACGTCAACAGCGGTCAGCGCCGGCGCAACCACGCTTTCGCCGTCGCCAGGGGTCCGACTGGAATCGAAGGTGCGGATCGCGGGGAACTCGACACGCTCGAGCAGATCGTCCGCCGGCGACCACACCCACCCTTCACCGCGCTTCAGAGTCGGCAGGCTCGACATCACAGCGCGAGCCTGGCCGGCGTCGGCGTTTCCCTTCACCCACTCCTCGATCGCCTTGCGGTCCTGTGGACTGGTCAGCTTCATCGCGATCAGGGTGCCGATCTGCGAGAGCACGTTCTTGTGAATCACCGCCGGCCGCTGCGAGATCATCAGCGGGCGAAAGCCTTTGATGCGGCCGCGACGGACGATCTTGTCAAAGGCACCGAATAGCCGCTGTTCTCCGTCGGCGAGGCGCTGCGCGGCGACCTCGTCGGCTTCGTCGACGACGAGATGGAGCGCCGCCTTGTTGCGGGCGTAGAGGTGCTCCAGGAAAGGCGTGAGGAATCGGTTCTTCTCGCCGCCGGTCATCTCCGATGTATCGATGATGGCTTGGACGTCACGTTCTGCGAGTGCCAGAGCGAGAGCCTTACCGGCCTCGCCGGTCGGGTCGATCGGGATATCAGCGTGGTCGCCGCCGAAGATCAAGACGGGAAAGCCGCCCTCGGCGCCACCATCGGCCCCGGCGCGCAGCCCGTACCATGCGCCGGTTGGATCCAGGATGATGACGCGGCGGCCGAGCTCGAGCAGCCGTTCAACCGCGCCCTTCGCGGCAAAAGTTTTACCGGCGCCGGTTGTGCCGACGATGGCGGTGGGCTTGTCCAGGAAGGGCGCGATATCCATCGTGGTCCCTCAGCTCGAAACCAGTTCGAAGCGGGTGCCGGTCTTGTCGGTGACGACAGGACCCTTTCCCTTCTTGCCGGCTTCAATGATGGGAACACCGGTGATCTTCAGCACTTCACCTTTGGCGTTGAAGCCGTTGATCGTGATCGATGCGCTGGCCCGCTTTGCCGACCAGTTCATGACCTTCTTCGGTACTGCCATTTCCATGCTCCTCATGCTCACCGCCGGCGTCATGCCGGTCGGGATTCGCATCACAACGGTGATTTTCTCGGCCGCGCGGGTCAGGCCGGTGTAAAGCCAGCGCGCGCGGTCGGATTGGAAGTTGGGGCTTTCGTCGAACAGGCAGACGGTCTCCCATTGGGAACCCTGCGCCTTGTGCACTGTCAGCGCGTAGCCGTAGTCGAACTGCTGGGTTCCGTTGAGCTCGCGCCACGGGATCTCATTACCGGCGCCCTCGAAGAACTCCTTCCGCACTTTGATCTCCACGGGCTCTGTCGAATCGAAATCGAGCGAGGAGACATGCATGCGGATGCAGTGGTCATTGAGGTGACCCTTGCGGCGCTTCAGCAGTTCGATGACGCGCCAGAGACCGCCGTTGAAGATGCCCTTGTTGCGGTCATTCTTCAGACACACCAGCTGGTCGCCGGGCTCCGGCATCGTACTGGAGCGGCCGTGGAGCGCCCGCATCCTGGTATTGTAGCTCGCTCGTGTCTTGTTCAGGCCGACGAGGACCTGGCCGGCCTTCATGACGTGATCCTGCGTCAATGCGGAACGGCGGATCACCTCGCTGATGCCGTAGACGCCATAATCGAGCCGACCGCCCTCGCGGATCGTCGTCGCCATCCTGACGATAGGATTCTCCGCGGCTTGCCGGTGGATCTCGGTCAGCATGATGTCGGGGTCGGCGTTCGTGAAGAAGCCGCCGCCCTTTACCGGCGGTAGCTGGGCGGGATCCCCCAGCACCAGCACGGGGACACCGAACGAGAGGAGGTCCTTGCCGATCTCCTCGTCGACCATGGAACACTCGTCGACCACGAAGAGTGCGACGTCGGCGAGCTCGTCGACATCCTTGACGACGAACTTCTTGACGCCGGTCTCGTGGTTGAATTCGACATCGTAGATCGAGGCATGGATCGTCATGGCGTTGCGGCAACCGTTCTTGCGCATCACCATCGCGGCCTTGCCGGTATAGGCCATGTACATGACGGCACCCTTCAGGGCGTCGGCGAAATGGCGGGCCAGTGTCGTCTTGCCGGTGCCGGCGTACCCGAAGACGCGGAAAACTTGACGTCGCGCCAAGCCGCTCCCGTACCAAGCGGCGACTGCCTTCAGCGCGCCATCCTGTTGCGGCGACCAAATCGGGGCGTCAGCCACGGCTCGCCTCCGCCTTGCGCTTCAGCATGTATCCCATCCCGGCCTCGGACAGGATAGGTGCGCCGGCGGCGCGCAGCTGGCGGATATAGCGATAGATCGTCCGCTCGCTGACTTTCACGTGCGCCGCCAGCTTGTCAGCCGTCGTGACCTGGTAGTCGCCAAGCGCGGCGAGAACCTCGTCTTTCTTGGCTTCGCGGAGGCCGGGCATCGTCACCACCTCGGCCCGTCGTCGTCACGATCAATGAAGGGATCGTCATCCGAGGGAGCCGGCGGCGGCTCTTCCTCATCCGGCGGCGCCAGATACAGGGCAGGCTTCGCGTACGGCGCATTACGGACCAGGACGGTCCGCTCGTCCGTCAGGGTGTTGGAGAAGATCGAGGCGCCGCCATAGAAATGCGTCACCCAGCCTGTGGCGATCGGCTCCGGCGCCGGCTTCTCCTCGGTCGGAGTGCACTCCACCTGCGGGACATCGATGCGCAGCATCTTGGCGCCGAAGCGTTCCACCTCGATTCCTCGACCCCAGTGGGTGCGGTGACCGAAGATCTCCACCAGCATCCATTCGAACGGCTGCTCGTCTGCCTGCACAGTTTCAGCGACAGTTTCCATCAGAAGGCCTTCCCTATGTCTTTGCGCCACGCATCTGGGTCGACGACTTCGAACTGTGGCCGTGGCTGTTGCGGTTGGGGATCGGAGGTCCGCTTCACCCATTCCAGACGAGCGGTATGGACGACATCGACCCGCTTTGGGTCCTTCGGCATGTCCGATTTGTGCAGGATCCAATCGAGATACGAGGTCGGGATCTCGGAGAACCGCTTTCCCTGATGCTCACCGAAATCCATCTTCAGTAGCAGCACCGGTTTCGCCGAGATCTCGATCAGGGTTTCCGGCGGATAGAGCTTGAGGAGATCGAGCAAGATATGGGCGGTGACCCAGGTGTCAGGGCCGGCGCGATGCGACGGCTCCGTCCTCGGATCGTCGAGGCAGAGCCCCCGCTCGTACCGGATCGAACCGTTCTTATGACTCTGGAGCTCCGGCCAAGCGGTGCGCGCCGCTTTGAATGAGCAAATCCACGGCAGATCGTGACCGCGAATGAAGCGGCTGTCGAACTCGACGTTGTGAGCGCAGAGGGTATCGGCGCCGGCGACTACATCCTTCCGCGCCAGGTCAGGGTCCATACCCCCGCCCGCTACCGCGTCGGTGATGTGGTGCACCGCCATCGCGGGGAAGCTGATCGGCATACCCGGGTTGACGAGGCGGGAATGCGGCCCGGTCTCGATGGCCCAGCCGGTCGGGAAGAGGCGGACATCGGTCCAGCCCACTTCGACCATCTCGGCAGGATCTTCCATCGATGTTGTTTCGACGTCGACGACGCGGATGAGGGTGAGCGGCTCAGTCATCGGACTTGCTCCCGAAGGCCGATCCATCGCCGTGGGTTACTCTGACCTGGTCGATCTTGCGCTCCAAATCGACGATGAACTCCTCGCGGAGATCGTCGACATGCGTGTCGATCAAGCGCGCCAAGAGGCGGTGCAGACGCTCTCCCGGCTCGATCGTGATGTATGTGTCGAGATGCTCTGGATCGATGGGCAGGAGTTCGTCGGCCATCAGCCGATCGCCTTCTCGACGTAGGTGACGGCGTCACCAACGGTTAACCAGGTCTCGGCCTCGGCATCCGAGATCTCGATCCCGAATTCCTCCTCGCAATCCATCACGAGTTGGACGAGATCCAGGCTGTCGGCGTTGAGGCCGTCGATGAAACCGGCTTCCTTCGTCACCCGATCGGCGGCGACACCCAAGGTCTCGACGATGATCTTCTTCACGCGGTCTGCAATGGTCATTGCTTTTCCTCGGGGTTCAGGTCGCTACGGCGACGGCTTCAACGGGTTCAGGCGTAGGCTCCGGTGCCACCACCTGCGCGGCGAACCCAATTACTGCGGTCGCCAGCGCGCGCAGAGAATGGCTGTCGGTCACCGCGCCGGAGTGGCCCTCGATGACGGCCCGAGCGAGGTCGGTGGCGCCGGCGAAGCTAAGCGGCGTCACGATCGCGCGACCTCCGGCTTCAACGAGCATGACGTCGCCGACATTGAACGGCTGATCGATTGGGCCGGTATTGCTTGGCACCTTCATGGTGCCGGGCCGGGTCACGCTGACGACTTTGCGGCCGTTCGCGAACTTGGCGACAGCGGCGGCGTGAACCTCGACCGTCATGCCCGGATGTCCTTATGGACTTGGACGACGGTGTCCGCTGCATTGGGGACGGCACTCGGGACCAGCCTGCCGACCTTCTTCGACGCCGATTCCTGCACGGGCCGCTTGCCGCCCTCGATGATGGCACCGGCGGCATCAAAGGCGGTGATGGCAACACGAGTCTGGCGAAGCCGCTCGGTCATATCGGCGATGTCGCGTTCAAGCGCGACCTCATCCGCCCGAAATCGGTCCAGCATGTTGGTGACCGAATTCGCGCTTCTATCGAGAAGCGAGACGAGCAGCGTGTCCGGCTTCAGGTCGGCCTCGGTGAGCTCGACCTCGCGCATGGCTTTGCGGAGCTTGAACATGGCTCACTCCTCCTCCACCGAACCGGGCTCCGGCGCCTCGGCGTCCTCCTCGGCGGCGAAGCCGTCGAGCCAGGCCTGCCGCTCCGCCTCCCTGCCCTCAGTCTTGAAGTCGACCGGGATAGCCTTCTTCGACATGTTGCGGCGGTAAGCGGCGCGGCCCATGCGGGTCGCCTTCGCGATCGGGTCGCCGTCGTCCGGGTCTTGGGAGGGTTTCTGGCCGGACGACGGCTGGTTTCCGGTAGCAGTCGCCTTCGGCGTGGAGGCCTGCTTGCCGGACTGCTCGGAGCCGGCCGGAGAGGAACCGGCATCCGATTTTGTCGCCGCTTTGTCTGCGGCGGGCTTCTTGTCGGTGGCATCGCCGGCGAGCTGGTCGAGCTTGCCTTTGAGGCCGGCGGGCTGATCTCCGGTTTTCTTGACGGCCGGGAAGACCTCGTCGACGTCGGTCTCCTTGCTTTTCACACCCTGGTACATCGCATAGAGATCGGTGAGCTCATCGAGACCGATCTCCTCGATCCCGGCGACGCCGACTGCAGCAAACACGCGCTCCGGAGTGACGCCGATGCCGGCGAGCGCCTTCATGGCCTCCTCGCGGCGCTCCACGAGCGTGGTGACATCCCCCCTGATGACGTTCTCCGCATGCTCGAAGGCCTGCCGCCAGACCGCCTTGGGGACGCCCTTCAGGATAGCTTCGCGCATGCCGATCGAGGCCGCCGCGTTACCAGCCGTCATGATCATGTCCTGCGAATATAGGCCGCCGTCGCGCTTCGAGATATTCTTGCGGGTCCGCGCGGTGCGCTTCAGGCCGGTCTCGAGGTCGTGGAAGATACCTTCCGATTCGACGTACTTCTCGATCTTGTCGACGTGAACCACGCGGGAGGCGCAGTGGCAGTTCCCCCATTGAGACGCGATGATCTCGGCAAGGCGAATCGAAGGTCCGCGGATCGTCTTGCCGTCGCGCGGCACCGCATAGACGCATTCCTTGGCGGTCTGCTCGTCGAGCATGACGAGCTCGGTGATATTGCGCATCACTGCGGCGACGGACCGCGGGAACGCGCGGGCCGTGGTGACATCCTGGTTGAGTTCGGCCATCGCTAGCTGGACAGCGAGGCTTTGATTGCTGCCCGACATGCCTGGTGGCAGGGTGGTGAGTTCGCCGGTGGTGCGGTCGATTGTCTCGACGGCCTTGCCTGCTTGAGTGTTCATGGTGTCGGTCTCCTGTTGGCCGCCGGCGATCAGCCGCGGAATGAGGTCTTCTGATCCTGGAAGATTTCGACGCCGGGCAATGGCGCCGTGTTCTTGTTGGCGCGGACATAGGCCCGGACGAACTTGTCGATGTCGTCGATCGACATGTACGGCCGGAGCCTTTCGAGCGGGATCTTCGACGGCTCCGTGATGCGGTGCGTCCATTTCGCTGTTGCCGACACCGTGCCGGCTTCAGTGCGGGTCGGGCCCGATCCCGCGGTGATCGCCTCGTTGACGAGCACGGCCGCCTTGTGCTCCGCATCGACGGCTTCCTGCATCAGGACGTCACCCAGAACGCTATGGCTCGATGATGCGGCTTCCTCGAGCTTGCGCTTCGCTTCCTCTTGGGCGCGCTGCGCCTCCGCGGCGGCGGCGATCCTGGCCTCCTCGCGCTTCTTGGTGTCGTACTTGCCGACGATCGTCTCGAAAGCGCTCTGGATGGCCTCCGGCCGGACAATGACCGTATCGAAGAAACGATTTGTCTCGGTGACCTCATCGCGAAGTGGCTTTGTCGTCGCCAGCTTGGTTTCGGCGAGACGCTTCGCCAGTTTTCGGGCCTCGATGCCGAGCGCAATGAGGGGGTCGCGCTCGTTGTCGTTGGCGATGGCACCATCGGTCAGCGCGTTTTTTGCCGCGGTGGCGCGTTTCGCGAGATCCTCGACTTCGTCAAGCATCGGCTTGAAGCGATCGCGCAAGAGGTCGGCTGTCGTCGCCAGATTGTGCCCCGGCCCTACGATAGATGGTGCCTCAGAAACTTGCATTGGGGTCTCTCCTTGGTTTGACGCGCAGCACGCGCGATTGCGATCCCGACCGGAACGTCGTCCTCGCGGAGACCTCCCAGTTGGCGGTCAGGCCGATTTCGGCGTTGCCTAGCGAGTGGATGATGTGCGGCCGCAGTTGGTCGACCACCGCCTTCGCGCCGGCGGCTTCAACCCGGGCGCGGTTGTACTGATGGATCAGCATGTCGAGCTCGCGGTCAGCGCTGAGATCGCGCCGCTCCGGCATGCTGTCGCGGTAGACGTCCGTGACGACGTCGCCGTCGCGCTGCCAGTCCGGGGAAGGCTCCTCGCCGCTCGCCACCATCGCCCAGAACTCGTCGACCTTGGTGACGAGGCGATTCCAGAGACGGAGGTGGATCGGGATGTCGATGATGTGCAGCTGGAAGGTGCCGCGCCAGGTGATCACCACCAGTGCGACGCAGGCCCACGCGCAGCCGGTCAGCTGTGCTTCCGTGATCGCCTGGACGGCGATCCATGTTGGGGGGACGACCTCGTCGGTGTCCGGGTCAAGCCAGAACTGCTTGAAGGCGTCTTCCGAACAGGTCTTGATCTGGCAGTTCCCGGTACCGGCGCGGTCGGCGCGCACGATGAAGGCGTCCGGGGTGGCGCCGATGCGCCGGTCGGGATCACGAAAGTAGGCGCGGTCGTTCTCATAAGTGACCAGCCACACTGGGAACCGCTTCCGGATCATCGCGACGACGACCGGCTCCATCAGGTTGCCGCGCTCCATCGCCTCGGTTTCTTCATCGTCAGGCGAGAGACGGCCGGTCTTTTCGGCCCAGAGGGCATAGGGCGTCGTGTAGGGGTGTGCGCCGAGGACCGCGGCCACGACTGAGGCGGTAACGTCATACTGCCGGGCGGCAAGCCAAGCCTGGCGGTCGGCTGGTCGGATAATTTCGATGGTCATAGCTGCGCATCCAGCGCTGAGCGTCCGACGTCGGTGCGACGGCACCGGCCTTTCTGCCACTCGACCGCGCCCTTGTTGCGGACGCTGTCGGCAACGTGGATGTCCATCGTCTTTCTGACGTCGAGGTCGGGATCGTATTCGTTGGGGACGGAGGCGATGAACGCCAGTTCCTCAGCGGAAAAAACCGGTGGGGTATTCAGTCGATCAATCGCCTCGGCAAAGGTCGGTACATCCTCGCCATCCACGCGCCATGTGCTCGTGCTCGAGCGTGTTGCTCGCAGGTACTTATCGAAGCGCGACAGCCGGGGTTGTTCAACACAGCGATGCAAATAGGCGAAGAACACCTTGCCGCCATTGTAGTGCGCGGCCTCTTGCATGTGCCAGCCGCCGGCCTGTTCGAGGGTTATGCTCATGGCCGCGCCTCCGCATACCTGCCGTAGATGTCCATCTCGGCGATGCGCAGCTGGCAGCCATCAAAGCCGGAGTAGCCCTGCCATGCCGTCTGGTTGCGGCGGGCATCATCGAGGGCGCGTTCCCGGTATCTGACGCGATCGCGCTCGGTCTTGCCGTCATCGATCGGAACCGAGGTTACGTTCAGCCAGTCTTTTCCGCGCAGGACCTGGACGTAGAGCTTGGTCATTTCCTGGTCCTCCGGCGGATGTGGCAGCACCCGAGCCGGCGCCAGAACGCGACGTAATCGTCGGCATCGATCGGCCGCGCGAACTCGCGGCGGAACATCGGCGCCGGCGGCATACTGAGTGAGAAGATGGTGACCACGGTCATTCGGCGGCCTCTACAGGGCGGACCGGCTCGCGGTAGCCAAGCCGGACCTCGAAGGCCCGGACGAGCTCGGCGACCTGGGCATCCTTCCTGAGGCCGTTGCGCTTCGCCCAATTCAGGACATCAAACGCATCGTCGGCGAGCTCGAGGAGCTGCGCGCTAGTCAGACGGTCTGGGCGGTCCGCGCTCATGGCCACACCATGCAGAGCGCGATCGCGATGACCGAAGTCGCCGCGATGGCTACGAGCCAGACCACGCGTGGTGGTGGCGGCATCGGACCGATCGGGTCGTCGTTGAAGTCGGACAGATCGAGACCCAGGAAGTTGTCGTGGTGGAGGAATGGAACCGCGAGCTCGTCATCGAGCGCGTAATCGAGCGGTGGGGCGTCGACTGTGGCGCGACAGGCTCGGCGCTCCATTTCCTCGACGAACCGAGCGGACGATATCGCCCTGCAGTCCGCCATCGCACGAAGATCGCCTTCTGGGATTTCTGAGAGCGAGGCCATTAGTTCCGGCCCTCCGCGTCGTGGAGAACGGCGATCTGCGTCTTGATGGCGTCACGCCGGCGACGCGCCTCATCCATCTCGATCTGCCGACGTTGCCCGTTGTCGATCATGTCCGCGCAGACGAGGTCACGTTCGGCGCGGGCGAGTTCGATGCGGAGGTCGTCGAGGTTGGGGACGAGGGGCGGCGTTTCCATCGGTCAGCCCTCCGCCTTGGCGATGGCGGCGCGAACGGTTGCCAGCGCGGCGACCTCCTGTCGCACTTCGGGGGCCCAGCCGTCCGTCGCGGAGCCCGCCTCATATCCGCGAGCCTTCAAGGTGCTGGTGAGCGCGTCAGCGGCGATCTTGAGCGTCGCCAGCATGCCTGGCGCTGCGTCGATCAGCCTGAAGTTCGCCGCCTGCTCCTCCTCGCTTGGAAGGCGAAACTCAGCTGGGTCGCCGTCGATTCTGCGTGGCCGCATCGCGATAATCATCGTGCCGCCTCCACCGAAGGTCCGCACTCCGAGCTGGCGCAAGCTGTTGAAGGAACACCATGGGGCGGGCGTGTGCTTGGGAGTACCCATCTCAGCGCACCATCTGGGCGAGGCAGTACGCCGCGACGGTCAGCGTCGGCGGCAGCACGAAGAACACGATCAGGCACTTCGCGAATTCGGAAATATTCTCGGCGATGACGCGGGATGGTTTTGGCATCGGATGTCTCCTACTGCCATAACGATAAGTGGGTTTATTCCTACTCGTCAAGCGGAAAATAGGAATGATCCTACTTTTTCGAAAAGCTTGGAAAGCCTCGCGCGCGCAGCGCTAAGTTCTGATTCGTAGGGCGCGGCACAGTGATTGCGTCAAGCAATCACCCTAGATCGCTGCGGGGCACGGAATCGTTTCAGGATGTAGCGGGACACAGAATCGCAGCGCTCAACCTGCAACGGTGAATCGTAGAGCTCTATGATCTAAGGTTAGAGTTAATCTCCAACCGAGCGCGAGGACGCGCGCGGTTAGACCGCGCGCTCTGCGATTGTCAACAACGCTCACTTCAATCTCGACGGAGAAATTTAAGCCCTGCCAGCGGGAGATCTCACTCCCGACTCACGGAGTAGACGACACGTCCGACGACACGCACGGTATCGTCCTCGCCGCCCTCGATCGGGATCGGCTCCTGGAACCTGGGATCTTCCGATTCGGGAAGAAGCCAGACCTTGCCGGCCTCGTCGCGCCACAGCGTCTTGACGGTGGCCTCGCGCAAGCCATCGGCCCGCTCACGTTCGACGATGTAGCGTTTTCCGAGATCGAGCGACGCCCCTGTCTCGACCACGTCGGTGAAGACCAAGACGGTGCGTTCCGGGTACCTCTTGTTCATCGACGGCCCGCGCGTCTCCGCAGCGTGCAGCATGAAGGGGCGCAGCGCGGGATCATCAGGCACCGGAACGGAATAGACGTCGTCGTCGCCCCACTCCCAAGTTTCCGCCCAATGGCCGGCCTGGACGAAGCCTTTGACCGGCACGTTGCGGACAGTGCTATCCACCGCAGTCGATTTCGAGTGGCTCAGATCGGCAGCATCGAGCTGCAGTGCGCGCGCCAACGATTCGAGCTTGTCGGTTCGTACCGAAAGCTTCTTCCCCTGGACGATATCGCGGATATAGGTGCGCTCAAGCCCTGCCTTCGTGGCAGCCTCGACGGGCCCAAGACCGAGCTCATCTAGCCGTCGCACAACAATTTTTTGCAGTTCATTCTCCATGTAGGAATTATCCAACTCGCGCTCCTGACACGCGAGGGGGAAGTTTCCTATTGACGAAGTGGGATAGTTCCTACTATCGTTTCGTCTATGGAAGCCGAACTCATTCGCCATCTTCTGACACTTCTCGATCGGTTCCGGGCCCACCGGGACCGCGAGGAATCGACAATCGGCCGCCACTGCGCCGCCGATGGCGCATTCTTTTCCCGTCTTCGTGAAGGGAAAACGCTGACCGCTCGCAAGTACGATTCGGTCGTTGGCTGGTTTTCCGAGAACTGGCCGGAGGGCGCGGAATGGCCGTCCGATGTGGCGCGGCCGACTAAGGCGCAGAACGCGCCGATCGAGAACGAGGCCGCGGAATGAGCACCTCAGTGCCCACCCTTTGCCAAGCTGACTCGACCTTCGACGAGCAGCTTCCGGAAGGCCTCGTTGCTCATAACGAGATGAGCAGCCGGATGTCGATCGGATTTCCGGTCTCCGTCCTCTGTCGCGAAGCCGACGAGGTGGACGAGCCCTTCATCCAGCACCAACTTTATCTCTCGAACAAAAAGCGCTGGCTGCATGGTTTCCTCCCCGTGATGCACTCGGCCCGAAAGAGCGAGTCAGATCACGGGAAGATTCGGCGTGAAACAATCCGTAAAGCGGTTTGCACAGCTTTTTCCGAGAATAGTTTCCAAGGCCTTTCAGTTCCGGCTTCTTCCGATCTTGCGGCCGTCCGAGACGAACCGCCGAAATATCTTCTCCGGCATCGCCATTCGGGCTTGAAGCCGGGCCTGATGCTCCTGCCCACCTATGGCGGGCAGCTCGGTCCAGAACAGCAGCCGGACAATATTTTCCTCGACGACCTGGATCGCATATCCGCTCACAAAGAGACTGGGGAGCGGTTCCGGTTCCGTCAATGTCGGCGTTTCGCCGTGGCCGTCGGTCTTCATCTGCTGCAATCCTTATTCTCGATTTCGCGCGCGTCCCAAACCCTGGCGCGCGATCGCCGGCGCCACCCCGCCGGCATGGTGGCCCTGTCTGTCCCGTCTGACATGGGCCACCACTCTTTTTCGCTCGTCCGGGCATTGGTGAAGTCTCCGTCTGTTTCCGTCGCTGGAAATGGAGATAGCAATGTTCGGTTCTGGAAACTCGGAACAGCCTTCCAAGGTCTCAGAATTCCATTCAGAGGCCCAGAAGCGCCGCGGTGGTCTCATGTCTAGCGTGGCCACCGCCCAGTCGCTCACCAAAGAGATCGGCGACATTCTTGCCCCTGGTGAGAAATGGAAACGGCAGATCAGTGCAGTGCATCGGGCACTGACCTCAGATCACTTCGAGCATGCGCTTACCGGCCTCACTTGGAGCCGCGTGAAGACATGGTTCTATGGCGAGGCCAGGCGTGTAAACTATGAAGAGGTTGTGGCCCTGCGAGAGCTGCGGGCCATTGAGGAGGCTAGACGTGCAAGGCTCAAACTCGCCGCCACGGCGAACATTCTGGCAGCTCATCTTGCCGCGGAGGGTGCGCCGCTGGATAGCCACCAGATGCGTGCTCTGGGCCGACTCGCTGGCTCGGTGGATCTATCCGGAAGCGGAGCCGCCAGATGAGTGGGCTCCCGGACTGGACGAAGATCCCACGGGATGAACGCAAGCAGCTGCTCGCCGCCTACTGCGACGAAGGCCTGACCGCCCAGAAGATCGCCGACAAGTTTTTCAACTGCACCCGATCCGCGATAATCGGCCAGGTCCAGCGCCTCGGCCTTCAGCTGAACAACGGGAAGCCTCGCAAGGGTAAAGTCGGCAGGCGAGCGAAGACTGGCGCCGCTGCCGCGCCAAAGCCGGCGAAACCAGCTGCCCGCCGTCCCTCTAAACTCGTCCAGCAAACCAGTTCCTGGCGCCGCGCCAACAACCCACCTGCGATGGATTTCAAGGCCCGCGCCGAACAGCGCGCCGCTTCGCCGGGCATCGTGATCAAGCGCGAAGACGCCTTCCAGCCCATTCCCGGTGTTGACCCCGTCGCCTTCGGCTCCGCCGGTTGCCGTTGGCCGGTGGATGGCACCAACGGTCAAGGTCTTCTCGCCTGCGGCGCCACGAAGGAGCCTGAGCGCTCCTACTGCGAAGCGCATCGGCGGCTCTCCTACACCCCACCAACCATCCGTCAGCACGCCGGTCTTCGATCGGCGGAAAGGATCTCCTGATGACGAAAGTGCATGAGCGCCCTAACCGCGCATCCCCTTCTGAGGCGGGTTCCTTCGTCGAGGAGTTCGATCGCCTCGAGCAGGAGCGCGAGGAGAAGCTCCGCGTTCTCGACGCCGAATTCAAGGTCAAGAAGCGAGCGATCCAGAAGGCGACCGACACGGATCAGAAAGAGATCCTGTCCGACGCGAAAAAGCACGGCGTCAACAAGGGCGTCATCCGGGCGATCGTCGACGCGCAGAAGCTGAAGCGCAAGGCCGAAGCCATGATCGAGCGCGCCGACGGCAAGGTCGACGGTCTGGAAGACGACGATCGCGAGTTCGCAACGGATATCCGCACCGCCTTAGGCGACAACTTCGCCAGCTTTGGCCTCGGCGCCGCCGCGGTGCAGCGCGAGGGAGCCGATGAAGAGCCGGACGAGACCACATCGGCCGTCGTCAATGCCGTCAAGGGCAGCATGACCGATGACGAGTGGAACAAAGCCGGCGGTGCCGGCGCGCCACACTGAATTCAGAGGCAGCGGGAAGACGTCGTGTTCCCAGCGTGAGGGTCAAAGCTCTTAGGAGCCTCCCGAGCAACAGCGCAACACCATCGGCGTAACAGGGCGGAGAGACGCCCACCAATCAGCCCGAACGGGCACGAGGACCTGGGATGACGGCTCCACGCATTCTCGCGATCGACGCGGCCAGACGCCTTGGCTTCGCATATGGCGCCGCTGGCTCGAAGCCGACGTCGGGCTCGATCGAGTGCGCCAGCGAAGGTGCTTCACGCGGTGCGATCTTCTCCGGCGCCGGTCGCTGGATCACCGGCTTCATCTCGGCGAACCCGGTCGATGTTCTCGCCATCGAGGCGCCGCTGCCGGGTTCCTTCGTCCAAGGCCAGACCAACATCAGCACGGCCACCATCCTGCTCGGCCTTCCTGCTGTCCTGGAATTCATGGCGTACCAGCTGAAGGTCTATCGCCATATCCGTATCAACCAGTCCTCGGTGAAGAAGCATTTCGCCGGCCACGGCCAAGGCGACCAGAAAGCCGCGATCATGGCGAAATGCAGGGCGCTTGGCTGGATCGACAAGGACGATGCCGACCAGTCGTTCGATCGTAGCGACGCCCTCGCGGTCTGGTCGTTCGTCGAGGCCGACGTCGCGCCGAAATTCACGCAAAGCGTTGACGATCTCTTCATCGCTTCGGAGCGCCGCAAGCGCGAAGCCGAGGAACTCAGCCGCCGATATGCCCCTGCCCAAATCCCGGAAAGGTTCTGAAGTGGACTACCAGGTCAGCAAGCTCGTCGCCTGCATCGACGATGATTTCAGGTTCACGCGGGAATGCGAGCCCGGCATGGTGATCCCGCACAAAGGGACTGTTTACCGCGTCCGGACCGTCGATCTGTTCCGGGTGCGCGGTGTCGACAAGGCCCTGACGTTCCTGCGGTTCGACGAGATCCACAATCCAAAATATCCGAGCATCGTCGGGCCCTACGAACCCGTCTTCGACGCCCGATCTTTCCTGCCGCTTGACGATCGGCGGCTCGACGCCCTCCGTCGGCATCTCGCACCAGTCGATCGGGTGCCAGCATGAACCTCCGACATCGCCTAATCAGATACCTATCATTTGGCGACCTCATATTGATGAACGCCGAAATCAGCCTAGCCGGCGTGCTCAGGACGCGAGAGGCGGGTGGTTTCCTGATCGACAATGTACGTATCGATCACCAGCGTACCGCAGCGATCGGGTTCAACTATCCGGACGCCGGTCTTGCACTCGAGATGACGCAGACGCAGCAGTTCGTCGCGCGTGAGTGCTTATTTAGGTCGGTGCCATCGTGAGCACGCGCCCATCGAACGGTCGTATGCGCGGCAACCATTCCCTCAGCATGGCTCTGGCTCTCAGCATGCTGTTGGCCTCGGTCGCGTTCATCGTCTTCGTGATGTGCGGTGGCGCCTGATGCGCGTGCTCGTCTCCGCCCCATCTCGCGAGATCGAGCGCGCGCTGCGGACCGCCGCGGAAAGCGCCGGTTTCGAAACCGCCGGCGAAACCCTTCCTCAGGATCTCTGCAGCGCCCTCTTCCGCGATCCCGATGGCATCGGCGTCATCCGTGCGCTGAACAGCGCCTATGCCGCGGTGGTCTGCCGGGATTTCCGTCGCGCCGACGTCAAGAACATCCTGTTCGTGCTGCTCGACGCCGGCGAGTTCGACAGTGGCGCGGCGTCATTGATCCTGCGTTGCGGTGCCGATGATGTGCAGCCCGCCCCGATCCACACCGACGAGTTCATCGCCAGGCTGAAGGCGCTGGTGCGGCGTGGCAGCTACAACGATCATCTCTTCATCAAAATGCCAGGATGCGTCTATGACGCCGATACCGGCCTTGTCGAAGGCAGCGACAGGAAGAGCAGACTGGCACCGGCGGAAGCAAAGCTGCTGACGACACTGGCCCTAGATCCGAACAAGGTGTTCTCCAAAGCCGATCTGATGGATCACATCTATGGCGGCGAGGACGAACCGGAACAGAAGATCATCGACGTCTTCGTCTGCAAGCTCCGCCACAAACTCCTGGAGATGAATGACGGGCTCGATGTCGTCCGCACTGTCTGGGGCCGCGGCTACCAGTTCGAGCCGAAGGGCTTCGAGCCGGTCTTCCGCAACCGCGTCAGGGCGCCGCGATGAGGGCGGTCCGCGACATCCTCGCCGAAGGGATGCGACGTGAGCGCCTCGGCCTTGTGCGCCCCCTGTGGCACGATTGGGACGACGACAGCCGTGAAGAGGTCCGCCGGCGCGCCGACCATCTCATCCGCATCCTGGCCGACTACGGCGTCCAGATGGTGCAAGCTGGCGACCCGGCGCCGATCGCGATGCCGACGTCGTCGACTATTGTCGCAAACCAGGTCTACGCGCAGCCCGACACGATGCGCGAAGTCCGCGCCGAGGCCGGCAAGTTCTCGGTCGTCACCGTCACGGGCGGCGTCGACACCGTCGAGCAGACCTTCACCCTCAACGATGTGATGGTCAACGCCGGCTTGGTGCTGACCGGCGATCCCGCCGCCAAGACGATCAAAGATCTTGGCAAGCAGCTCGCGGCCGCAACGGAAATCTATCGGCTCAACGCTGCCGGGATGGGTGGCGGGAAATGACGGGCCCGCTCTCCACGGCCTCACGTGCGCTCGACGAGCTCGTCGACGTCACCGCGGATTGGTCTGCTGAACAGCTGCGCCGCGCCGCCGACGATATGGCGGCCGCGCTGGATGATGCCGCGATGGCAGCGATCGAAGGCGCAACGGAATGGCGAACTCTTGCAACAAAGGACAGCCGCTATGCAGCATCTCGTCCGTGAGGCCGGCGAACGGCCGATCGACCGCCGTTTCGGCATCGCATTCCCGAAGCCAGAGGATATGGCGAAGCTATCGCTGGCCGACCAGAAGGTCGCCCTGCTGCTGGCGCAAGAGGCCGGCGTCCCGTCGCCTGTCCGTGCCGAGGAAGAGGAACCAATCGAGAGGGAGGCCAGCGCCACCGTGCTGCCGATCGAGACCTCGGCGCCGGCGCGGCCGATCACCGATAGCGACATCCACATCGGCGCCACCGGCAAGGGTGAACCAGTAGGGATCGACCTCGCCAAGCTGATCGACGGCCGCCTCTTGATTCAGGGCAACAGCGGCGCCGGCAAATCGATGCTGCTGCGCCGCCTCTTCGAGAAGTCCTTCGGCCGCGTCCAGCAGTTGCTCATCGATCCCGATGGCGAGTTTTCAACGCTGAAGGAACACTTCGATGTCGCCGTGCTAACCGCAGCGGACATCGCGCGTGTCGGCGGCCAGATTTTCGCTCACCATCTCCGCGAGCATCGTTACAGCGCTGTCCTCGATCTGTCCGATGCTACATCAGAGGATCGCCTCGATATCGTCGCCGACCTCGCCGAAGGTCTGCTGAGCGCATCGGAGCAGTTCTGGCATCCGTTGCTCGTCCTGGTCGACGAGGCCCAGACGCTGGCACCGCACTACGATACGGGCGACGTCTCCGCCGATACACGGAAGCGGTCGACCGCAATGCTGGCCGACATGATGGGCCGCGGCCGCAAGCGCGGCATCGCCGGCGTCATCGCGACGCAGCGCATCGCTGAAACCGCCAAGGCTGTCGTCTCCAAGGCCACGAACGTCGTCGTTGGCCGCACCATCTTCGATCGGGATCTCGAACGCGCCGGCGCCCTGCTCGGATTCACCCTTGGCCACAGCCGCGCGCTGCGCAGCCTCGCCGACGGCGAGTTCCTTGCCATCGGGCCTGCCATCGCCGGTCCGCGCCGTATCCGCTTCAAGGCTGGATCAGTGGTGTCTCGCCACAAAGGCCGCTCGCCGGACATCGTGGCACCACCATCGATATCGGCGGCCGATGCCGCTGCGTTGCTCATGGCGGTACCCACCGCAACCAGCCTTGCGCCGGCGGCACCTGAGATTGACCCCAACACCAATCACCGGCGCGGCTGGAGCGCGTCAGATGACGCGATCGTGCGGGAAGGGTTTGCCAGGGGCTTTAAGCTTACGGATATCGCCGCCTCGCTGATCAAGAACGGCGGTGCCGCTCGATCGCTCGGCGCGATCTCCGTGAGGGGCCAGACGCTCGGCATCAAGAACACTCGAACCGTTGGCGGTTGGACGGACGAAGAATATCAGGTCGTTCTCGACGGGTATGAGGCTGGTGCCGCGATCGCCGATATCCGCAAGTCGCTTGCCGCCGCCGGCTACGATAGAACCTTCGGTGCCATCCAAATGGCGGCGATCAAGCTTGGCGTTAGCGGGTCTCGCGTCAATCTCTGGACCGAAGAAGAAACCCGGATCGCGTTGGCCGGTCTGGCCGCCGGCAAATCCCACGCCGAATGTCTGATCGAACTTAAGGCGGCTGGCTACATTCGTGGCCCCACAGCCATGCACAAGTTCGCGACCAAGCACGGCGTTTTGCGCAAACACCGCGACTTCACCGACGAGGACATCGAAACGATGCGGACCATGTTCGCAGAAGGCAAGTCGCATGGCGATATCGCGACGCGCCTAGATCGGACGAAGGCGTCAATCGCAAGCCAGTGCAGCAAAATGGGCCTGAAGCACCGTCGTCCATGGACCGAGGCGGAGCGCCAAACCCTCATCGATTACCAAGCCACCGGGAAGAAGTTGAAGGAGGCCGCAGAAAAGGTCGGCCGTCCCTACGCCAACGTCGCCGCCGAGTGCGGTCGTCTGGGTCTCTCCTTCCTGAAACCCTCCATCGAAAGGACACCGACATGACCTCTCGCCTCATCCCGCTCGATCAACTCCGCTTCGGCCACGAGGCAGAACCTCCCATCAACGCCCGGCGCGTCGGTCGCGACGACAGCATCGCAGAGTTGGCCGCTTCGATAGCGGCCCACGGCCTACAAACGCCGCTCAAGGTCAAGGAAGGTCACGATAGCGATGGCGTCGTCGGCATCTTCGTCGGCACCGGAAACCGCCGTCTCGCCGCGCTGCGCCTCTTGGTCGATCAGGGCCAGACCGCAGCGGACGCCCCGATCGAATGCGGAGAGTTCGATGTTTCGGTCGATGCCAGGGAAGCCGCACTGGCGGAGCAGATCCATCGCGTCGAATTCCACCCCGCCGACGAATATGTCGAGTTCCGCGAACTCGCCGACCACGGGCTCGACGAAACCGCGATCGCCACCAGGTTCGGCATCGATCCGAAGCGCGTGAAGCGCATCCTAGCGCTGGGTCGTTTGTCGCCGGTCATCATCGACTGGTGGCGCGGTGAAGCACAGAGCAACGAGGTCTTCGCGACCGTCTGCGCCTTCACGCTGGCGCCATCGATCGAGGACCAGGAGAAGCTTTTCAAGAAGCTCGAGAAGCAACGAGATCTCCGCGCGTGGGCGATCAAGGACGCCCTCGGTGCCGGCAACCAGAAGGCAGCTCGGCACATCAAGATTGCCGGCCTCGAAGCCTACAAGGCCGCCGGCGGGCACATGACGACGGATCTCTTCGGTGACAATCACGTCATCGCCGATCCCGACATCGCGGAGAAGGTCGCCGAGGAGAAGATCGCGGCGGTCATCACCGGGTTGAAGGCTGAGGGCTGGTCTTGGGTGAGCATGGGCGCCGACCTCGGCTACTACTGGGAGCACAGCTGGAAGCGTGAAAAGGCGGGCGACGGCAAGGCGACGGCCGACGAGAAGAAGCTGATCAAAAAACTGGAGAAAGCGGTCGCCAAGGGGACAGATGGCACCGCCGACGAGCTCGCCCGGCTTCAGGCGGCGATCGCCGGCCGCCAGTGGACACCGGACCAGCTCGGCAAGGCCGGCGCCGTCGTGAAGATCGGCCACTACGGCGAAGTCGATGTCGTTCGCGGCGTCGTGAAGCCGCAGGCGGAGAAGAAGCCTGCGTCGGCGTCTGGCGCGCCGAAGGAGAAGGGTCCGCCGGCGATCTCGAACGCGATGACGCACCGCCTATCAATCCAAGCCACTCACGCGACCAGCAAGGCAATAGCCGAGGAGCCGCGCCTCGGCTTGGTGGCCCTGCTGGCCGGGTTCCTCGGCGGCATCCATCATGGCCCCGTCAAGGTCTCGATGAGTGGGATCGGTGGCCGCATCCCGCACGGTGAGCAGGAATCGTATTCGGGTGCGTTCGCACGCCTGTCGGCGATGTCAGACCCCGATCTGTTCAAGGTGGCCGCCGGGCTCGCCAGTCGTGCGCTCGATATGCAGTGCCACAACACTGGCAACCTGCCGTTCGACAGAGGCGCAAAGGAGCTTGCAGCCGCAATTGACGCCTCTCACATGACGGCCGCGCTGCGCGAGACCTTCGACGCGGCCGACTACTTCGGGGGCGTCTCCAAGCCGATCGTCATCACCGCGATCCGCGAAGCCCTGAACGACGACGAGGCCCGCAAGGCGGAGAAGCTGAAGAAGGCGGAGTTGACGGCATTCGCCCTCGCCAACGTGCCTCAGACCGGCTGGCTCCCACCGGAGTTGCGCGCTCCGACCTACAGCGGCCCGGGCGCCATCCCGATGCTGGAGGAGGTGCCACCAACCGAGCACGATCCTGACTTCGACGAGATCGAAGGCTTCGAAGACGAGATGGAGGAAGCCTGATCAAATGGGGCGGCAACCAACCCTTTTTGATGGTTCAAAGCGTCTTGTCTATGACGAGGCAGTCGACCTGACCTTGCAGTCCATGCAGGCCTACGGCCCAGCGCATGATCATTGGGGCATCGCGTGGTCCGGCGGCAAGGATAGCTCGGCCACACTGACGCTCATCGTCCATCTGCTCGACAGCGGTCGGCTAGCGCGGCCGAAGAGCCTCACCGTCTTTTACGCCGACACCAGGCAGGAACTGCCACCGCTGGCGATAGCCGCGTCGAGCATCATGTTGCAGCTTCACCAGCGCGGCATCCGCTGCGAGGTCGTCACCGCTCCGCTCGACAAGCGTTTCCTCGTCTACATGCTCGGTCGCGGAGTGCCGCCGCCGAACAACAGAACCTTCCGGTGGTGCACTCGGCAGATCAAGGTCGATCCGATGGCAGATGCTATAGCGGCGCGCCTCGACCAGCTGACCGGCAACGTGCTCATGATCACTGGTGTCCGCGAGGGCGAAAGCGCCATTCGCGATGAACGCATCCGCATGTCCTGCGGGAAGGACGGAGCAGAATGCGGTCAAGGCTGGTATCAGGAAGTGCTACCCCAATCGAGGGGAGTACGCGGCCGCATCGCCACGTTGGCGCCACTGCTGCATTGGCGGGTCTGTAACGTCTGGGATTGGCTTCGGATATACGCGCCCATGCCTGCATATGGTGGATGGGAGACATCCGCGATCGCTGACGCCTATGGCGGGGATGAGGCCGAGGAGGTCAACGCCAGAACGGGCTGCATAGGTTGCCCACTCGCCAGCAAGGAGATGGCCCTCGAAACCATCCTGGCAATGTCTGCATGGTCATATCTCGCGCCATTGCGCGGCCTGAAACCGATCTACCGTGAACTCCGGGAAGACGACAGCAAGCGCCTGAAAAAGACCGGGCTCGATGACGACGGCTCGCTCTCTTCAGGGAAGAACAAGCAGCGCAAAGGCCCCTTAACCTTCGAGGCCCGGCTCGAAGCGCTCGACCGCATCCTCGCGATACAGGCGGCGTGCAACGCCGCCGCTCGATCTCTCAATCGGCCCACCATCGACATTCTCAATCGCGAAGAGGAGGAACGCATCCGCGAACTGATAGCAGCCCAGACTTGGCCGAACGGCTGGGATGGGGACGAGCCAACCGCCGACACGCCGATGGATATGATCTTCAGGGACGGCTCCGTTCAGCCGCTGTTGGTGTAACCATGAACGGCGTCAACGCGCGCGCCATCGCCACCCGGGGCGGCTTCGAAGGCCAGTTCCGCAAGGTCCACAAATCGGAGTGGGAGCCCGTCCAGGTCAACGGCGTCCCGCAGCTCTATGAAACGGCCGATGCCGCTGAGGTCGCTGCCTGGCGGGCTCTTCTCGCCCACCTGCAGGGCGATATCGTAGGCAGCGGCGAGAAAGCCTCGATCGCCCGCACTCAGGCGGAGGAGCGCTTTGGCAAGATTTTCCTTGGTCACGGCAAGAAGCCGGTGGTGGTGGAGCGTCGATGAGCAAGGACGTCTTCTTCAAGACCGAGGCGGAACTCTGCACCGCGTTCGTCGCCGCGCTACCTGCGGGCTGGACAGCCTACGCCGAAACGGAGGGCTACGACATCCTGCTGGTGCGGCAGGACGGCTTACAGATCGGTGTCGAGGCAAAGCTGAGGCTCAACCCGGAAGTCGTCGTTCAAGCCTCCAAGGCGTGGGGATATGTTGCCAATGCCCCGGGCCCCGACTTCCGCGCCGTGCTGGTGCCCGCCGGCCATGCGCAGAAACACATGTCCGAGATCTGCGCCATGCTTGGCATCACCGTCATCACGGCGACGCACCCCGACGACAACACGGAAAAACGGTATGGCTGGCGATCGCCGCCATTCCGCCCTGATCTCCCTTCTCTCGATGCCCGCCTATACTGGAGCGGCCGCGAGCACGACTGGTACGATCGTTGCCCCGCGGCACGCTGCAAACTCCCGGAGTACGTCCCTGACGTCGGCGCCGGCCACTCCGCGCCAGTGGCGCTGACGAACTGGAAGATCCAGGCCATCAAGCTGCTCATCATCCTGGAGCGGCAAGGCTACGTCACCAAGGCGGACTTCAAACATGTGAAGATCGATCCCAGCCGGTGGACGCGCGATTGGCTGGAGCGTGGTCCGGAGCGCGGTCAGTTCGTCACCGGCAAATACACTCCTGATCTGAAGGCGCAACACCCAACGAACTGGGCCCAGATCGAGGCCGACTTCGACAAGTGGAAGCCGGCGGAGGTCGCCGCCTAGCATGTCAGGATTCGATTTCGGAGCATTGATGCCGGAGGTCGCCAGCATGTTGCTGGGCGCCCCCAATCCTCACCACAGCAAGGGCAACGACAACCGCTACGGCACCAACGGCTCGCTGTCGATCGACCTTGAGAAGAACACCGCGTTCGACCACGAGAATAGCGAAGGCGGCGGCGTCCTCTGGCTGGTCTCGAAATTGACGGGCTGCGGCGACGACGGCGCCGTGGACTGGCTCAAGGCCAACGGCTTCGATATCCCGGACAATCGCGGCGCCGCGGCTGGTTCCAACCAGAATGCGGGACCTGGCAAGAAGGAGATCGTCGCCGTCTATGACTACGCCGACGCCGACGGCAACCTCGTCTTCCAGGTCGCCCGGATGCAATACAAGCAGCCCGATGGCACATGGCGTCTCAACAAGCACGGCAAGATCGACAAGACCTTCGCGCAGCGTCGCCGTTTCACCGAGGAGAAGGACGTCTGGATCAACGGCCTCCTCGATGGCGAATACATGCGCAAGGGTCCCGGCCAGAACTGGACCCGATACGATTCCAAGACCTTCGACAAATGGGGGATGAAGGAGCGTCGCGAGTTCGAAGGTATCACGCAGCTGCCGCTATACCGCTGGCCGGAGGTCGCCGAGGCGATCAGCATGGGTCAAGCGATCTACCTCGTCGAGGGCGAGAAAAAGGCCGATGCCCTTTGGCAAGCCGGGATCGCGGCGACCTGCAACGCTGGTGGGGCAAAAAAATGGACGCCCTATCATGCGGAGCAGCTGCGCGGCGCCCACATCATCCAGATCCCGGACAACGACGACGCCGGCAGGATGCACATGCAGATCGTCGGTTCCCGAATGAAGGAGATCGCGGCGTCGGTCATGATGCTCGATATCCGGTCGTTCTGGCCCGAGGTTCCGGAGAAAGGCGATATCTGGGATTGGGTGCAGGCTGGTGGTGACCCCACGGATCTCTTCGACATCGTCGATCAGCACGCCCGACCATGGACAAAGGAGCCGCCGAAGTCGCGGTTCGGCGCCGTCACCTGGGACCGGCTCGATGAAGTCGGCCAGGAGCATGAATACCTCATCGAGGACATCCTGACCCGGCATGAGGTCGCCGTGATCTACGGTGAATCCGGCTCCGGCAAAAGCTTCGAGGCCATCGACATGGCGATGGCGGTGGACCGCGGCGTCCCCTTCAACGGCAAGGAGGTCAGACGGGGCGGCGTCATCTACCAGGCCGGCGAAGGTGGCATCGGTGTAAAACAGCGCCTCCGCGCCTACCGGCAGACCTACATGGAGCCCGGCGAACGTGTCGACTTCGTCCTGTTGCCATCCCGCGTCGATCTCTTCGCCAAACCCGGGGAGCAGGATGTGGAGACCTCCCGAGGCACCGATGCCTTGATCGCCGAGATCAAGGCGTGGTCGGAGACCTTCACGGTTCCGCTCGAGCTCGTCGTCATCGATACCCTGGCGACGGCGACGCCGGGCGCCAACGAGAACGCCTCCACCGACATGTCCGTGGTGCTCACCAACCTGGAGCGGATCCGGGACGAATGCCGGACCTCCGTTCTCATGGTCCATCACAAGCCAAGGAACGGCAACAATCCCCGGGGTCACTCCTCGCTATTCGCCAACGTCGACAACGCCATCGAGCTCGAAATCACGCAACGCCTCGATGTGGGCCAGCGCGCCGACGGCACCCAGCTGATCCGCCAGATCCACCGCGCCACCGTTCAGAAGAACAAGGATGGCGAACGCGGTCACGGCTGGGACTTCATCCTGAAGCAGGTCGTCCTCGGAACCCGGCCGAACGGGAAGCCACTGACCTCCGTGGTTTGCGCTCCTCCAGGCGGGCAGAGCCCGGAGACCAATGACGACAAGCGGCTGACCGACCAGCAGCACATCGCAATGCAGGCTTTGATGTTTGCCCTGGAGCAGTTCGGCGAAGACACCCCCGAGATCCTCAAGCTCCCACGCAGCATCAAATCCGTGGTGCTGTTCAAGCACTGGCGAGCCGAGTTCGAGAAGCTCACCTTCGTCGACGATGAAGATGAGAAGAAGCAGCGGGAGCGCATCAAGTCGGCGCTGAAGCGCGCAGGCGAGGCCTTCTACGGCCGCAAGTTCATCGGTCGCGCCGATCGGTTCATTTGGCTCACCGGGAGGCCGATCCCGGGCTTCAGGACGAGGAACAGCACCGGCATCGAACCGCCGAGGGAGGATGCTCCACAGACCTTGGCGGCGATGCAGGAGCTCGCCGATGGGGACATCCAGTTATGAGCAAGGATGTACCCTTCGATGTACCCAGCCATATTTCGGCACCTTCCAAGCAAAGCCTTGCGGCGCAAGGGCTTGCGGTGGATGCGCGGGAAATGCGCCGGGAGGCCTCATCGCGGTCCCGTACCCAGAATGTACCCAAAACGCCAGAAAATGTACCCTGCCCTGTACCCCCGCTGCGCGTTGAAGCAATCGGCTTCGGCGCCTACTATTGTGCCGCCTATCGACGTGACGGCGCCCCCGACATCCTGCTGGATGGTGCCGACGGCAAGCCGCAGCGCTTCGCCTCGGCGACAGCGGCCGTCAAAGCCGCCAAGCTCGCCCTGCACTTCAGGCCGGATCAGCCGGTTGCCCCTGACGTCCTCGGCGCCAAGCGGTTCCACGAGCACCGCGCCGCCGAGCAGGCCGCCCTTCAGATCGAAGCCCTTGGTGGTGTCGTCGTCGACGGCCGCGTCGTCCCGGTGGAGGTGCGCCGGCGATGAAGCACCGTTGCGATATCTGGCGTGTCGCCGAACAATGTGGTGTTCGCCTCGTCGACCCCGATGCTCATGCCTGGCGCCAGCGCCGGCCGCGGGAGTGTTTCGCCAAGAAGACGCTGAAGAAGATCGGGCAACGGCATGGCGAAGCCCACCTCGCGCTGACGTTGCGGCTCATCGTGGAGACCTATGGAAACGCGGCGGAGCTTTATTCGGAGACCATCCAGGCGGTGTCCTCGCTGGTGGCGAACCCCGCGGTCGAGGCGCGCGGCGGCGCCCTGTTCGAGCAGTTCGATCTGATCAGCCTTGCCGAGATCCGGCATCAGGCCCGACAACTCGCCCTAGGGCTGCCGCTGGCGCACGTCATGCGGGTGCTGCTGGCGGTTAGGCTGGCCGATGGTATAGTCGCTGGGGATCGGAGGGCGGCGTGATGAGCAAGATGGAATTGGTGGGCGCGGTTTGCGTTGCGGTTTCGTGGTACTTGGCGCTCGAGGGCGGCTTCCGCGGGGCCAGGTGGGTATCGGAGGGCAATGATCCGGGTGGAAGCTGGTCCAAAGCTTCAACGATGATCATCCTTTCAATACCGATCGGCCTTTTCGGGATCGCGGCAATGGTTTGGTGGGGTTAATGGGGGCTTGGACCGCCAAAGCCGTCGAATACCGCGTCCTCGAAGCCGCGGAGACACTGATGCTGACCCCGAATGTCGGCGGTGGCGTCGGCTCCGCATGGCCGGAGTATATCCCACACTATCCCAGGGCGATGAAGATCAGGATCCGACCCTCCCCCGGTGCGCTGACCCGGATGATGGAAACCTGGGGCTGGATAAACGCGTTGCAATCCGAGTCGGATCGGCGTCTTCTCTACGCTTGGGCCTGGACGAAGGCCCGGAAGGGGAAATTCCTCGACGACTTCGCCTCACGAGAAGGGATCAAAACCCGGACGCTTCGCTGGACGATATCCCGTATTTGCCAAGCCATTGCGGATCGATTGGAGCAAGCCAAAGTACCCTGCTTCGAGCAGGCCGTTGACGACGTTGCCGAAATCGAGCCAGAACCTGCATCACAAACGGTATCTTCCGAGACGTCTGCCCTCACCGGAATCGACGGTATCGTGAGCCACATCGAGCCTGGCGCCCGGCCCCGCTACCCCACCCGGGAAGAGATCGAGGCGCTGCGGAAGCGCCTTGAAAAGCAGAACAAGCTAAGAGCGCGTCAGTCCAGACGAGCACCTGGGAACGCCGCCTGAAGAAGTTCCTTCACCCCGCCGGCCCCTGGATCAGATGCCGATGTCGCACTTACTCCTCTGATCAAAGCTTCGAGCTCCCTGTCGGTGAGTAGCCCCTTGTCGCGTAGTTTGATCATCAGGCTGCTCAACAAATTTAGAGCGGCCGCAGTTGCCGCTTCGTTTGAAACCATAGCCTCTTCCCTCGTTGCTGATTTGCATGATTTGCAACGAGTCGGCCGATGCCCGTCAAGCTAATTCGCAGCCCACGGGGGTACATCGCAGGGGTCATCGCCTCACCCGCAAACCCTTGTGTGTCCGTCGAAATGGGTACATCGACGGGGTACATTGTGGGTACATCTGGGTACGGGCCAGAGTCGACACAATTCGTGATTTCCCTTAACGCCCTGAATTCGTGCATTTCTTCGCGCCTCCCTCCCCTCGCGTAGACGCCAAGTACTGATGAGTGCAGCCTGACGGCGAGCGCGAAAGCGCGCTGCCGCCGTCGTAGAGCTCTACGTTCTCAAGGCTGGCTCTACATCAAGAACCGTAGAAGAGAAGAGCGCTCGCTTGCGCGAGCTCCTGTCCGTCAGGGGATCGCTACCGTAGAGGTCACCACCAGCATGGCGAAGCAAATCGGCCCCCAGGTCCGGCAGCTCGACATGCGGACCGCGATGCCCGCGGCGAAGAAGGCGGACGCCGAGCTGCTCACCCCTCAACATAGGGCATGGCGTGAAGCCGTCCTGCGTCGTGCCAACCATAGATGCGAAGCCATCGATGATGGTCGTCGCTGCCCTACATCGGCACCATCACGCCTCTTCGCCGACCACATCATCGAGCGCAAGGATGGTGGTGCCCCCCTCGATGTCGCCAATGGGCAGTGCCTTTGTGGGCGGCATCACACCCTGAAGACCGCCGCCGCTCGAGCCCAACGGATGAAAGAGCGATACTAGCTCTCCCACTGTTCCGTACTGCGATCGTATCGGACCGTTCGCATCTCTACCGTGGACTGGCGCGGATAGCAGTCGATTGCCACCTCGGCCGCGGTCGATACGATGTGCTCATCGGCCCTTGCTTTCGCCGCCTCAAGCGCGCCGAAAGGGGGTGCGATCATATGGCCGTCCAGGGTGATGAAATGTTGCATTGGTCCGATCTCCTTCAACTCGCCCATCTTCCGGCGAGCTGATCCTCGCCGTCAAGGCGGGGGGGGTATCGAATCTCTAGGGCCTTTCGGGGGTCGAACCGCTCGGGGCTCATGTTCACGAAATTTTTTCCGCCACCACCAAAATCCGGCTGATTTGCCGAAAGTGACCGAAAAAGCATGGCGAAACGAGGAAGGCCGCAGTGGAAGCCGACGGCGGCGATCCGGCGCACGGTTGAGGAAATGCGGTCATGCGGCGAGAGCGAGGCCACCATTGCACGGTCGCTGGGCGTCGACGCCGACACGTTGCGCAAGCATTGCGCCGATGAACTCGACAATGGATTCTCTCACCGCCGACGCGAGGTCATCGGACTGCTCTACAAAAGTGCGCGCGGCGGGAACGTCACCGCGCAGAAGCGCCTCGAAGAGATGACGCGCCTCGCCGGCGCCGCGGCCGAGTTCGACGACAAGCAGAAGCAGGCTGGTCCCACGGCACCCCAACCGGTCGCCACGAGGTCGCCGAAGCGCGGCAAGAAGGAAGTCCAACGCGAGGACGCCTTTCACGCCGGCACGAATTCCGAATGGGGTGAGGATCTCGCGCCTATTCCGGGCACGAAGCCGAACTGATGCAATGGTCGACCGCGTGTCTCGACTGGGAGGCCCGCATCATTGCCGGCCGGTCTCTCATCCCGGATGGTTTGCCGATCGACAAGTTCCGCGCAGAGAAGGCGCTGCGCATCTTCAAGCGGCTGAAGGTGAAAGACATCATTGGCAAGCCGACCTTGGGAGAGGTCTGCCCGCAATGGATTTTCGATCTCGTTTGGGTGGTGTTCGGTGCCCATGACAGCGCCGCGAAACGCCAGCTGATCCGGGAATTCCTCGTTCTGATCAGCAAGAAGAACGCGAAATCGACGATCGCCGCCGGCATCATGGTCACCGCGCTGATCATGAACCAGCGCGCCATGGGTGAGTATCTGATCCTAGCGCCGACGAAGGACGTCGCGGATAACAGCTTCCTGCCGGCGCACGGCATGATCACGGAGGACGACGCGCTCTTCAAGCGCTTTAAACCGAGCGATTCGACGCGGGAAATCACGAACCGGCTCGATGGCGCCGTGCTCGCTGTGAAGTCCGCTGACGCCGATGTTGTCGGCGGACAGAAGGCGATCAGCTCGTTCATCGACGAGCTCTGGCTCTTCGGCAAGAAGGCATCATCGGCAAACGTCCTGTCTGAGGTCACCGGCTCGCAGGCGTCACGGCCGGAAGGCTTCACTATTTACGCGACAACGCAGAGTGACGATCCCCCCACAGGAGTGTTTGCTCAGAAACTGCTCTACCACCGCAGCATTCGCGACGGAAAGATCGAAGATCCAACCTCCCTGCCGCTGATCTACGAATATCCGGAACGGATGGTTAAGGCGCAGGCTTGGCGCGATCCGAAAACATGGCACATCCCGAACCCCAGCCTCGGCTACTCCGTCGACAAGCAGTGGCTGACCACGGAAGTCAAGAAGAAGGAGCTTGAGGGGCAGGATGCCCTCAGCCTCTTCGTTGCCAAACACTTCAACATTCAAGCCGGTCTCGGGCTGAAGGATGAAAATTGGGCAGGAGCCCAGTTCTGGACCGCGGCGGCCAACAGGCGATTGACCCTCCAGGAGGTCATACGGCGATCTGATGTGATCGTGATCGGTATCGATGGCGGCGGCCTCGACGATCTCCTCGGCCTCGCCATGATGGGCAGATGCAAGATCACCCGCAAGAATCTGCTTTGGTCCCACGCTTGGGCCCATGAAATCGTGAAGAAGCGCCGCACCGAGATCGCGACGAGGCTCGACCAATTCGCCGGGCTTAAGCAGCTGACGTTCGTCAAGCTGCCAGGCGAGGACGTCAACCAGCTCGCGGACATCGTGATGGAGGTTGAAGCCTCGGGCTTGCTGGCGGCTGAAAACGCGATCGGCGTCGACTCCTTCGGCGTCGCCGCGATCACCAAAGCGCTGACCGGCGAGGACCGCGGGATCGCTAAGGAGCGGATCGTTGGCATCTCGCAGGGCTGGAAGTTGAACGGCGCCATCAAGGACATGGAGCGAGATCTCGCTGGCGGCCAGCTTGTCCATTCCGGACTCGAGCTCATGGATTTCGCAGTCGGCAACGCCAAGATCGTTCCGCGAGGCAACGCGATCTCAATCGACAAGCAGGTCAGCGGGTCGGCAAAAATCGACCCGCTGATGGCAGGTCTGCATGCGCAGGTTCTCATGGGCCTGAACCCTATCGCCTCCGGTGCCTCGGGCTGGGACACTGATGATCTCGATGCTCTCGAGGCGAAGATCGAGGCGGAAGTTGCCAGAGCTGAAGCGGATGGGCTGGCGCAAGCCAAGGCCGACGCAGTTTCCCACGTTTACTGACCGCTGGAGCAGCAGATGCGCTTTGTTTCCGCCGCCGCGCGCGGTATCGGCCGCGCGGCCGCCGTGGCGATCGCGGTCGTCCCGGCGCTGCTGCGCGATCTCGTCGGCATCGCTGGCGCCGGATCGATCGTGTACGGGATCTGGCAGATCTACGTTCCTGCCGCCTTCATTGCAGGCGGCATCATATTGACGGGTGCCGCCTTGGTGCTGGCGCGCCGAGCGGCGCCGCGGCCGCAGGATAACGCTTGATGCGCGGCCTCTTCGGGGCTCTCGCTGGCGGGGAGCGAAAGGACCAGGGCGGAAGTCGATATGGCTTGGTCGACGAGATGTGGGCGGATTTCTTCGGTGGGTACCGGTCATCGAAATCCGGTATCTCGGTAAACTGGAAATCCTCTCTGTCGAACACGACGGTCCTGGCGGCTTGCCGCGTTCGTGCTGACGGCCACGCGACGGTGCCATGGAAACTCTACCAGCGCACCGAAAAGACGAAAAACGGGCGCGTTGTTGTGGGCCGCCGTGAAGCTCGCGACCATCCGCTCTATGATTTGCTGGCGACGGCGCCTAACGAATGGATGACAAGCCTCGAGTTCCGGGAAACGCAGAGTTTTCACGTCGATCTGGTTGGTCGCTCTTACGCCTTCAAGAACATCGTACGCGGCGAGATTGTGGAGTTGATCCTCCTCGATCCGGGCCGTGTCACCAAGCGCACCAATAGCGACTACTCACGCGTGTATACGCTTCACGGCCTCGACGGCACCACTGAAACCGTGTCTGGCGACCAGATTTGGGAGGTGAAGGGCCCATCCTGGGATACGATCGACGGGCTCGATGTTGTCCGTCTCGCCGCGGAGGCCATCGGCCTGGCTCTGGCAACTGAGGAGAGCCATGCCGCGTTCCATCGCAATGGGGTGAGGCCAAGCGGCATGCTGTCGGTCGAAGGCAACATGAATGAGGCCGGTTTGATCCGCCTCGCCGCATGGGTTCGTCGGAACTTTGGCGGCGCCAACAACACCGGGCGGATGATGGTGGTCGATCGGAACGCCAAGTTCCTTCCGATGCAGATGACCGGCGTCGACAGCCAGCACATCGAGACCAGAAAATTCCAGGTGGAGCGGATCTGCGAAGTTCTGCGGGTAATGCCGATCATGATCGGCTTCTCCGGCGACAAAAATGCAACCTTTGCCTCAGCGGAACAGATGTTTCTCGCCCATCTCGTCCATTGCGTCCGGCCGATCCATCGTCGCTTCGGCGGGTCCGCAGATCTGCATCTGCTGACGAAAAAGGAACGGCAGCAAGGTTTCTACACCGGATTCGTGGATTCCGATTTCCTCAGCCCCAGCGTCGAGGCGAAGGCAAAATACAACCAGATCGCACTCGGCGGACCGAATAACGCGGGTTGGGTAACGCAGAACGATGTCCGTGGCTGGGACGAGATGGACGCCGTCGACGGTGCCGACACCTTGTTCGTGCCCGCCGGCATGGCCGCGCTGGACGAGAACGGCAAACTTGTTCCGATCACCGCGCCGGCGAAACCGGCGCCATCTGGAGAATGAAGATGGATCGTTTCACCTCCGATCTCTGCGAGGTCAAATTCGCCAACGGCGCGCAGGACGGCACGTTCTCCGGCTATGGGTCCATTTTCGGAAACGTCGACAGCCACGGCGACGTCATCGAAAAAGGTGCCTTTAAGGAATCGCTGCGGGCGTGGGAGGCCAAAGGCAAGCTCCCGCCGATGCTCCTGCAGCACGGCGGTTTCTTCGGTCCCGTCGACGATATGCTGCCGATCGGCAAGTGGAACTCGATGGAGGAAAACTCCAAGGGTCTGAAGGTTGAAGGCCAGCTCTTCGCCCTTGGTACTGACCGCGGTCAGCTGATCTACGAAGGCATGAAGGCGGGGTCGCTTGACGGTCTTTCGATAGGCTATCGTGCCAAGAAATACACTGTCGGCACGAAGCCGACCGATCCGTCACGTACGTTACACGAAATCGACCTGGTCGAGCTCAGCGTCGTCACCTTCCCCTCCAATGACAAGGCCACGGTTGGCGCGGTGAAATCCGCTGACATCGATGCCTTGAAAACCCTTTCGGACTTCGAGGACTTCTTGCGCGAGGCAGGCGGGCCGCGATGGACGAAGAACACGGCCCGCGATTTTGTCGGCCGTCTGACCAAGATCGCACGGCGCGAGGCTGGGGGCGATCTGGACGTAACTGGCTTGCTGGAAGGACTTCGGTCCACGCGCAAGCTGATCTCCCCCAACCAGGCATAAGGAGGGCGACATGCCCGAACTGAAAGACGTGCTGGAAGATGTCCAGCGCGAGGTAAAGAAGTTTGGCGACGACGTCGGCACGCTGAAGACCTCGATGGAAAAGGACCTCAAGGAGGTCCGCGAACTGGCCGAGAAGGCCGGCAAGGCCGCAGGCGAAGGAACTCAGCTCAAGAAGGACCTCGAAGCGCTCACCGCCGGCGTGACCGCGAAACACGAGGCCATCGAAAAGCAGGTTAAGGACATCATGGACAAGGCCGCCAAAGAGGCGGACGCGATCCTCGAGATCCAGAAGAAGCTCGGCCGCCCCGGTCTCGGCGGCAACGTTGACGACCAGGCGAAGTTCCTGAGAGAAGCCACCGAGTTCAAGCGCGTCGCGATGTCTCGTCGGGGCGAACTGAAGGCGACCACGATCCTGAAGCCGGAAGACGTCAATCCGGACGAGTACAAGGCCTATCAGGAGGCATTCAAGCAGTCGTTGCGCCGGGAAGTGAATTTCCTGTCGCCTGACGAGCAGAAGGCCATGCTTGTCGGCTCCGATCCCGACGGCGGCTCCCTGGTGCCAACGCAGACCTCTTCGCGTATCATCACCAAGGTCTACGAAACCAGCCCGATCGACGAGCTCGCATACCATGAGACCGTCTCGACGGACGCGCTGGAGATCGCCGTCGACACCGATGAGGCCGGCGCCGGCTGGGTTGGTGAAACGGAGGCGAGACCGGAGACCAGCACACCGCAGGTCGGCGTGCAGCGCATCCCCGTCTTCGAGATCTACGCGAAGCCGAAGGCGACGCAGCAGCTGCTCGAGGACGCCGGGATCGACATCGAGGCATGGCTTGCCAACAAGGTGTCGGAAAAGTTCGCCCGCATGCGCGCCCTGGCCTTCGTTTCCGGCAACGGCATCAAGAAGCCCCGGGGCATCCTGACCTACCCGTCCGGCTCCAACGGCGTCCGCGGCACCATCCTGCAGGTTGCATCCGGCAATGCGACCGCTCTGACGGCGGATGGTCTCGTCACGATGACCTTCTCCCTGAAGGACAAGTATCTCGCCAACGCGACCTGGCTGATGAAGCGCCAGACGGTTGGCGCCGTGATGCTCTTCAAGGATCTCAACGGCCAGTATATGTGGAGGCCCGGCCTGGAGGCCGGCAAGCCCTCAATGCTGCTCGGCTACAACATCCGGCGCGCCGACGACATGCCCACCGTCGGCGCCGGCACGCTGCCGGTCGCCTTCGGTGACTTCCGAGCCGGCTACACAGTGGTCGATCGGCTCGGCATCCGCACGTTGCGCGACCCGTATTCCTCGAAGCCGTTCGTCGAATTCTACACGCGACAGCGTGTTGGCGGCGATGTCGTCGACTTCGAGGCCTACGCACTTCAGGTCGTCAGCGCCTGATCCCCATGTGAACCCGCGAGGCGCGCCAATGCGCCTCGTTCCCCAACCTGACCGGGGTCGCGTTGCGTTTCCGGCGTAAATCAAAATGGAGGTTCCCGTGCGGGACATCATTTCTCACATCGACCCGAAGCGCGGCATCTCGCCCGCGGCTGCGGTTGCCGACAACACTGCGATTGTTTCGCAGATCAACAACCGTATCGGCGCGGAGTCCGTCGCGTTTCTCCTGCTGATGGGTGCAATCGCAGATGCCGACGTCACGTTCACGTTTCTGATGGAACACAGCGATGCCGCCGATCTCTCCGATGCCTCCGCGGTGCCGGACGACATGCTCAACGGCACCGAACTCCTCGCGACGCCGCTGTTTTCCAGCGACGATAAGGTGTTCAAGATCGGGTACACCGGCGGCAAGCAGTATCAGCGCGTTACGCTGACCCCCGCTGCGAACGCCGGCAATGTCTTCGCGGCCGGTGTCTGGATAAACGGCAAGCTCAACCGGGGTCCAGCGGCGAATCCGCCGGCATAAGGCGAACGCCGCTCTTTTTGAGGGGTTGATCAGCCGGTCGGCGTTCCATCCGAACGCCGGCCTTCATCCATCACAACCATGAGGATTGACCGCCATGAAAACCGGCAAGGTCACAAGGGCATTTCCGTTCGCATTCGACGGAATCAATGTGCAGCATCTCGCGGAGGGCTCCGATTTCCCACCGGCAGGCTATTCCGTCACCGATTCCGCTTTCGGTGGCTTGGTGGCTTCAGGATATATCGAAGAGAGCAAGAGCGGTGTTCCCGCCGCTGAGCAGCTGAACCAGGACATCATCGAGGCTTTCGATCGGAAGATCTCCGCCGTTTCCGACGAGGAACTGAAGGCCATCATCGCCCGCTCCGGCGAGCCGTACAGCGGCAACCTCATTCATGCCCACCTCGTCTTAGCGGCGAAACAGCAAATGCTCCGCGAGCTCCAGGGGGCCACACCGATCTTTTCCATCGATCCCAACGCAGGCGTCACCGAACAGCCGTTGGCGAAGCCGGGCGAGGCGACGCCGCCATCTGCCGCGGCCGCGGTCGAGAAACAGAAGGCCGAGGTGGAAGCCGCCAACGCGGCCGGGGAGAACAAGGCGACCAATCAGTTCGGCGACCCCCTGCCGGCCGGCGGCGCCAAGCCGAAAAGCGAAGCCGATGTCGACCTCGAGAGCCTGAAGAAGGATGAACTCGAGAAGCTCGCAGCCGATCGCGGTGTCGATATCAGCGCCGCAAAGACGAAGGCCGACATGATCGAAGCGATTAACGCCGGCAAGTCGGCCTGATCGAACATCCGGAGCGGGCCGCATGCGTTCGACATTCACCGTGGTTACGCCTGCGGCCAACCCTTCCTTGCTGACGATCGAACAGCTGCGCGCCGCCGCAGGTCTCACGGCCGGCGACGCGAGCCGTGATGGCGAGCTGACGGAACTCGGAGCCCGGGTGTCGGCCGACATCGCATCGGCCTGCCAGGTCCGAGGCGACGGGGTGCACGTCCCTACCCTCAGAAGCGAGACCGTCCGCGAAACCTTCCGCCAGCGCGGGCGCGACGACATGCTCTTTCTTGCTCGTCGGTTCGTCTCTGATTTGGTTTCGGTCAGCGACGCCGGGACGACACTGGTGACGGATGACACGGACTTGGACGCCGAGGCTGGGCTGCTCCAGAAAATATGCGGTACCCGTACGCTTGTGTGGACCCGCGGAGACGCGATCGTTGAGTACACCGCAGGTTTCACAGACGTCCCGGCCGACCTCGCCGGCGCCGCGATGGATCTCGCTCGATTGCGCCTCTCCGCCGATGCCCGGGATCCGCTCGTCAAGAGCGAGAGCGTCGAAATCCCGGATGTGCGAACCGTCAGGCACGATTTCTGGGTGGGCGCCATCCCCGGTTCATCGGCGGGCCCTGTGCCCGCCGACATTCTCGCTAAGCTGTCGCGGTACATAAACGTTGCGGTCGCGTAATGACGAATCCTGCATCGCTCATCGCCGATCTCGACGCCGCGCTTGCCGATGCCGGCGAGACCGTCACTGTACGCCGCTACACCGCGCCAACAGGCAGCCCGCGGCCGAAGATCGACATCGAGGACGTGCCGGCCGCCGTCCGGCCGGTGAAGCCGGACGAGCTCGTCGGCGACATCCAGCAGTCCGACCGCGTCGTCGTGATGAGCCCGACGCAGATCGGCGCGCTGCTGCCTATGAAGATCGGGGATAAACTGCTGATCGCCGGCGCCGAGGTCAACGTCCAGTTCGCCGGCCATATTCGGGTTCAGAATGTCGTCGTGCGCATCAAGCTTATGGTGCGAGGCTGATGGCCAGTTTCGCCACCTTCGAGCGCGACCTCAAGGTTGCCACAGCCGGTCTGGAGCCAGATGCAATCAACGCAGCCGTCGCCAAGTTTGCTCGTGAGGAGATCGCACGGGTCGTCGCGTCCGGCGAAGGTAGCCCGAATTTCGACCGCTACGTCAACGGCCGCGCCGGTGCCGCCGAGGAGTCGGTGCAGGCGCCAGGACCGATCCTTTATGTCTTCAACTGGTGGGCGGACATAATCACCGCAGCGCTCGAGGAGCTCGTGAAGCGAAGCCCACGGAAATCGGGGCGCTACGCCCGCTCGTTCCTGGTTGTCGTCGGCGGCAGGACCGTCGTCACCGATTTCACCAAGCTTCGCAGCGACGCCGAGGTCGTCATCTTCAATCCGCAGCCGTACACACGCCGCATCGAAACCGGATCGATGTCGCTATCGGTGCCGGCACGTCATTTCGAAACGGCGAGAGGTGCGCTGCGCCGGCGCTTCGGCAATTCGTACCGCGTCGAGATGAAGTTCGTCGAGGTACCGGGCGGGATCTCCACCATGGCGCCCTACCGGCTTCGAACGGGCAAGCGAGCCGGCGCCATGCTGACCTATCCCGCACTCGTGATGAACGCGCTCTGATGTCTAGTCCCGAAGCCTTTGACGGCATCCACGACTACCTGTTGGCGGCCTGGGCCGGCCGGACGCCGATGGTGTTTGAAAACGAGCCCTCCCCGATCGGCGACACCCCGGAGGCATGGGTGCTCGTCGAGATCTTCGGCGACTTCTTCGATCTCGCCTCGATCGGCGCCGAACCCGTGCTTGCGAATCGCTGGCGCGAAGGCGGCCAGGTTCTCATGCATGTTCTCACTCCGAACGAAACCGGCTCTCGGGCCGGCCGCGTCTACGCCAAGCAGCTGGTCGATCTATTTCGCGGCAAGGAAATCGCTGGGGTGCGGTTTCGCGACGCCTCGATCGGCGCCGGCGAGCGGGGAACGCAGGATGGAAACTACTACCGCATGACCGCAACAATCGACTGGGAGCTCGACCAATGAACAATGTTCTGAAGCCCTTCAACTCGACGTCACGCCGGTTTGCTGTTGGCGATCCGGTCCGCGAAACCGACGATCTCTCGCCGCACTCCTTCGTGGACCTGAAGGCGCGCAAGTTCATCGGGACGCCCAAGCCTGCCCAGGCCGAGAAGCCCGTCGCGCCATCCTCAAAAGACAAATAGTCCGCCTCACCTTCCTGACCACCAGAACCGCCCGCCCGGCCCCGCCGTAGCGGGGTTTTTCATGGAGAAACCCAGTGACAGATTCCAATCGTCTGCGCCTTACCACCGTGCGGGAATCCTCGCTCGGCGTCACTCCCGTTACCCCACGCATGCGCACCATGCGCATCACCGGCGAGGGTTTGAAGTACGAGCCTCAGTTCGTGCAGTCCGCCGAGCTGCGGTCCGACCGCATGAACGCTGATCCGATCAAGATCAACGAGCAGAACTCGGGTCCCGTGAATTTCGAATTCTCCTACCCCGTGCAGGATGGATCGCTTGCCGACTTCATCCAGTCCATGATGTTCAATCCTTGGGTCAACACCCCGACCCGTGACAACGACGGCACCGCCGATAGCGTCATCACGGCGCTCACCGGCACCACGGATGTGGTGACCTGTACGACTGGTCCCGCCTTTGCCGCGGGACAGATTGCCAGGTTCTCCGGGTTCGCCACCGGGGCGAACAACGGTGTCTTCAAGTGCACCACTGGCGGCGCCACCGCTCCGGCGTTTCTCGGCGCCGGCTTCGTCACGGAAGCGGCGCCGCCGGCAGCGGCACGCATCAAGGTGGTTGGCTTCCAGGGTGCCTCTGGCGACGTCACCGCGCTGGCCGATGGTCTGGGATCGACCGCGCTCGATTTCACCACTCTCGGGCTGGTGCCCGGTCAGTGGGTCAAGATCGGGGGCAGCGCGGCAGGCGATAAGTTTGCGGCTGCGGTCTGCAACGGATGGGCCAGGATTTACGGAGCCATCACGGCGACCAAAATCCCCCTCGACAACCTGCCAGTGGGCTGGACCACCGATGACGGCTCCGGAAAGACCATCAAGGTGTGGTTCGGCGATCAGATCAAGAACGGCGTCACGATGACGTCGCAGACGATCGAGCGTGGCTTCATGGGCCAGGCCGTGCCGACCTATATCGCGCAGCGCGGCATGGTCGTTGGCCAGGCCTCCTTCAACTGGACCACAGAACAGGTGATCTCGGGTTCGTTCACGATGAACGGTCTCACCGGCGAGCAAGGTACCACGCCGCTCGATGCCTCCCCGGATGCAGAAACCACCAATCGCATCATGGCCGCAAATGTCGACGTCGGCCGCATCGCGGAGTCCGGGGCATCTGTGGGTTCCCCGAACTGGATCCGGGCGTTGACGATGAACGTCAACAACAATCTCCGCATGAAGACGGCGGTTGGCAATATCGGCTCCGTCGACATCGGCGTCGGCGAACTCGCGATCGACGTCACGCTGGAGACCTACTTCGGCGACAACGCGCTTCTCACCAAGCTGCTCGCCGGCACCGTCGGCAACCTGAACTGCCGCACCGCCAAGGACGGCCAGGCCGTCGTGATGGCGCTGCCGCGGCTGACCTTCACCGGCGGCGCTCCCTCAGCCGGCGGCAAGAACCAGGATGTCACCATGGCGCTCGCCGGCATGGTGTCGAAGGATGCCCTGACGGCTGCCAGCCTCATCTGGGACCGGTTTGAGTACTTCGAGGCCTGATCCCAAATCCCGGCCCGACACCGGGGGAACGTTTGCGCGCGAAGGCGGGCGGCGCTGTCGGGGCGTCGCCCGTTTCCTCCCGACAAAGGATCCACCGACATGACGATCAAGCTAGGCAGCCTTGCTGCAGATCTCAAAAAAGAACGCGAGGGCGACTGGATTGAGCCTAGGGAATGGGGCGGTCTAAACCCGGAGAAGCCTTATGAGCAGACAGCGCTGCCGGGCCTGGCTTTCTTGGTGCGCTCGACGAACTATCCGCCCTACACGACGGCACGACAGGCCGCGCTGGAGGATCTGAAAAAGAACTATCCGGACGACAAGGTGCCACCGGAGGTGCAGGCTCGCGTCGAGGGAGAGCTGTCTGTCCAATATCTTCTCCTCGACTGGAAGGGGCTCGATATCCAGTATTCCGCCGAGTTCGCAGGCACCATCCTTGTGGCCGAGGAGCACCGCGTCATGCGCAGTATGATCTTCTGGTGCGCCGGCCAGGTCGGCAAGAAGAAGGTCGAATTCGTCGAGGCCGCCACAAAAAACTAACAGCGGCCTTCCGCTACGATCTGAAGCGGAAAGGCCTTGATACATGGCTGCTGAAACTGGCAGCCCAGTATCCGAACGAATTCCCGAACTCCCAACTGCCGTCACGTCCGGTCGAAGCAAAAGCCGAGGCCTGGCACAGCTTCTACTGGCGAGCCTGGGAAGCGCTTCGGTTCGACCGCCACTACGGCGCCTTCGGTGGTGAAAGCCCGATCAGCTTCGTCACCCTTGATACCTATGCGCGTCGCTACGGGATCGAGGGCGAAGCCTTCGAGAACTTCCATAGGTTCATGACTGCCATCGATACGGAATGGCTGCTCTACAGGGCAGAAAAAGACAAGGAAGAGGAGGCTGCACGAAAATGAGTAACGTTCAGCTCTCCAGCCTTCGCGTCTCCGCCGACATGGACGCCGGCAAGTACAAGGCCGGCGCCGATCAGAAGGTGGCGGCCGATGCGGCGATGGTGGCGTCGTCGCGCGCGGTCGGCGAGGCCATCGCACAGACCGACACGAAAATCAGTGCCTCCGGCAATGTGGTTTCCCTCCTCAGCCGAAAATACGTCGATGGCCAGAAGGAAGCACAAGCCTTCGAGCGGGACCTGCGCGGTCTCAACAAGCAGCTTGAGACCGGCAAGGTGTCCGTCGAGCAGGCCGCTACAATCCTTGTCGGCATGAACCAGAAGCTCGGCATCACAGCCGATCAGTCAGAGATCGCAGCAAGGGGCCAGGTGCAGCTTGCCGCGGCTGTGGGGGCCGCCAACGCCCAGATACAGGGGCAGACCGCCGCACTGGCGCGGGCTTCGGCAGCCCATCAGGCGTTCATCGCCCAGGCCCGGGCTGACCAGCAGGCCGAGAACAGCCGGCAGAGCGGTGCCGCCAACCAGAGCCGGTTCAACAGCTTACTCGGCGTCCAGACCACGCCGTCATCCGGCGCGCGCTCGTCGGCATCGGTTTTCGAGGCTCAATTCGCGCAGATCGAGCAGATGGCGCAGCTGCGGGCTCAGCACGCCGGCGCACTGTTCGCCGACAATTTCAACTCCTCGCTCATGATGAATTCGGGGAAATCGGCGAGAGCCTCCGCATCGGTTTTCGAGGAGGCCGGACGCGAGGCCGATCAGATGGCGGCGAAAGTCGCCGCGCTGCGCGCCGAGCTGAACCCGCTTGGTGCCGCCCAGGACCGCGTCAACGCCGAACTCGCGGAATACTCCGCGTTGGCCGCAAAAGGAGCGATTTCCGCAGAAGAGCTGGCGCGAGCCCAGAACTTGGCCAGGGGACGTCTTGCCGCCAATCAGAACGGCCATGGCGCCGGCAACTTTGCCGCATTCAATTCAGGGCAGCAGCTGCAGGACATCGCCGTCACCGCCAGCATGGGCCAAGGTATCGGCACCATTGCGCTCCAGCAGGGTCTGCAACTCGGCACCGCCTGGCAAATGTCGATGGGGGAAAAGGGCGCGACCGGCGTCGTGAAGACACTCGCCGGCGGCATCACGAGTCTCTTCTCCCCTCTCAATCTTGCTGCAGTTGGCTTCACTGCGGTCGTCGCCGCCGGTATCCAGTTTGGATCTAAGCTTCTGCCGCAGGTGAAGTCTGTCGACGATGCTATTCAGGCTCAGAAGAAGTCGGTCACCGAATTGGGAGAAGCCTACGGTGTCACGGGGCTGAAAGCGGACGATTTTGGCAAGAAGTCCGTTATCGCAGCGGAATCGGCGGCAAGGCGTGACACCGCTGCACTGCGTCTGTCCGCTGCCGCGGCCGACAAGGCAGCGCTGTCGCAGCTCACAACCTTTGTTACCCCGGGTCGCAGCGCCGGCGGCTTCTTCGGTCCAACCGAACCTGAGTTCCGCGCCTTCGATTCTGCGATCCAGACGTTACGAAAGAGCGGCCATGATTTCGCGGCTTTCGAACAGTTCGAGAGGTCGGTCACTGGCGTCGTAGCCAACAATCCCGGCCTTCAAACTGCAGGCGACAAGATCCTCGGCATCGTTGCGGCTGCCACCGAGGCGGCTAAGCAGCTGCAAAAGACCAACGAGATCATCAAGGACATCAATCGCGGCTCCGTAGGCGGTCCCGCCGCGATGGATCGCGCTCAACAGGCCGGTCGTGACGAATTGGAACGCCGCCGCCGCATAGGGACAGATCCCTTCGCGACGATCCGGATTGACCCCGCCGCCGATCAAGCCGGCATCGCGCAGCGCCGCGAGGCAGCGGCGGCCCAGCTGCAAAGCCTCGTCGCTAAATCGCCGGCGGAAAAAGAGGCGGCAGCACGCGCTGAAGCCGCGGCACAATACGTCAAGGGCGAAAGTGAGGTCGCTCGAGCAGACCGTATCGATCTCGCCGGCAAGATTGCACTGGCCCAATCAACGAACGCGCTGTCTGAGGCCCAGAAGGAGCGCGGCCGCTCACTCGAAAACACGCTGGCATCGGGCAAGTTCGATATCGACCTGATCGGCAAGACTACTGCGCAAGTCGAAGCCTTGCAGATGGCGTTCCAGTTGGAGCAGCAGGTCCGCGACGAGGCCGCCCGAAACAATGTCGCCGTCGACCAGGCCGAACTGGCAGCCATAAAGGCCAAAGCGGCCGAATACGGCAAATTGCGCGCGCTGCAACAGGCTCGTGACACCATCTTCACCCAAAGCCAGGATATCGACCTGCAAAGGGCCGAACTCGGTCTGATCGGTCAGAATACGCTCGCGCACGACCGCGCCATCGCCAGCTTTAAGGCTGAGCAGCAAATCCGCCAACTTGGCATCCCGCTCTACGGCGCCGAGGCCGTAGCCATCCGCAAGAACACCGCCGAGCTGGCGGCGATGGCGGAAGCCTCCGCAAAGGCGAAGCTAGCGCAAGACCTGATGTTCGAGCGCGACCAGCTCGGCCGCACCTCGCAGGAGCAGGACATCGCGTCCCGTCTGCGCGGCGCCGGCTTGCCCGTCGATCTCAACTCGCCGGAAGCGCAGCGGATGCGTTCCAACCAGGTGTTCTCCGACAACAAGGAGATGGCAACCGGCTTCCTCAACGACTTCAAGAGCGAGCTTCTCAATAGCGGCGGCAACATCGGCAAGGCGCTTGGTACCTCGATCCTCAATGCCCTGACGCATTCGATGGATAAGCAGTGGGAAGCCATCTTCGACAGGCTCGGCACCGCCTTTGCCAACTGGATGAGTGGCGGCAAGGGCGCCGGCGGCGCACTCGGTGCGGGGTCGAGCATCGTCGGTGCCGCGCTCGGTGGTGCCAACGATAATTATGCGCCTGGCGCGGTCACGCGCGCGCCGCTGGGAGCGATCGGCGGCAGCATGGCGCAATATGCCGCCGCGATCCGCTCGATCGAGAGCGCTGGCAGCGGTGGGTATTCAGCGCTGGGACCGGTCCTGAAGAATGGCAACCAGGCGCTCGGCGCCTATCAGGTCATGAAGAGCAACCTGCCGTCGTGGTCGCAGGATGCCCTTGGCAAGACCCTGTCGCCGAGCCAGTTCCTCGCCGACTCCGGCGCGCAGGACGCGATCTTCGCGAAGCAGTTCGGCAAATACCTGTCGAAGTACGGAAATCCGCAAGATGCGGCATCAGCATGGTTCACCGGCCGGCCGCTATCGAGCGGCGCCGGTGCCACGGATGTCCTCGGCACCACCGGTTCCGTCTATGTCGACAAGTTCAACGCCGCGGTGGACAAGGCCGCCGGAAGCCTTGGTGGCCTGGATAGCAGCGTCACCAACACGGTGCAGGCGCTCGCCGGCGGGATTGGCGGCAAAGGCGGTCTCGCCTCCATCCTGGACGGCTTGAAGCCGTCGAATTTCCAGGCCAACACGACGCTGTCGGACATTCTGGGATATTCGGGAGGTGGCGCCGCGGCACCTAGCGGCGGTGGCAGTGGCTTCCTAAGCTCGATCTTCAGCTTCATCCCGAAGTTGTTCGGTTTCGCTGACGGCACCGAATCGGCCCCAGAGGGCTGGGCATGGGTTGGTGAGCGCGGCCCGGAGCTCCGCAGGCTTCGCGCCGGCGACACCATCCGCAGCAATGCGAGGTCGATGCAAATGGCATCGGCCGGCAATTCGAACAGGCAGCCCAACGTCGAGCTGCATGTCCACGTCAATGGCGCCAGCGGTGATGATCATATCCGAACGCTGTCCAAGCAAGGCGCCCAGGAGGCGATCGGCGAGTATCACCAGGGCCAGGTGAACGGCGGGTTCGGTGATACGCAACGCCGCTACACCTCGCAGAAGGGGTAAGGCATGGGGTACATCAATCTCCCCACGCTCGACATCGACTTCCTGCGGCCATCCAAGATGTCCTTCGACACCAAAGGCGGCGGTCTGGAAGGCGGCCGCAACGGACTGGGCGAATCTATCACGATCGAAACCAGCGGCGGCGGTGTCCTCATCGGCTCCTACGAGGAGTGCTTCGTCCAGGCGAGGGAATCGCACGAATACATCAACTGGGTGGCGGCCCGCATGAACAGCTCGGTCCGGTTCATGAACGTGCCGATCAAATCAGACTGGATGGGGCCTTTCCCGGTCGACACGAGGAGCATCCCGCGGCCGATCATCGACGGCATTCCGCATTCGGATACCTCGCTGTTTTCCGACGGCGCCGGCTACAGCCAATTCTCCGTATTCGGCACTATGGGGGCCGCCGCGGCTCTCAACGCGGGGCAGATCACGCTCAACCTGTATGGCGCCGAGCGCAACCTGCGTTGGTCGGACTGGTTCTCGATCTATCATCCAATCAAGGGCTGGCGGGCCTATCGCTACTGGGAGACCACCGACCCGGTTCCGATTACCGAAACCGTTGAGGGTGTCGTCTACACCGGTTCGCAATACGTGCTGTCGCTCGACCGGCCGTTGCGCGAAGCGGTGCCGGCGGGGACGCGTATCGAGTTTGCGAGGCCGCGCTGCGTTATGAAATTCCCGTCAGGGTTCACGCTGCCTTGGGATGCGCAAGGGTTCTGGCAGTCTTCGCCGACCATCCAATTCGTCGAAGGTTTCTAATCGATGGCCTGGCAGGATCTGATCGGCTCCTACTCCGTCGACTATGTGCCTCAAGAGGTCGTCGATCGCATGGGATCGAGCCATATACTTGGCATCTTCTTCCGGCTCGACAGCGATCCCGGCCTGCATATCTGGGCAGGCGTCAACGACATCCCGGCCGGCTTCGACAGCCTCGACGAGGACGGCACAGTCTATCTCGGAGGCGGCAGGCTGCTCAATATTCCGACGCTCGAGGTGCTGGTCAACGGCCAGAGCTCCAGTGTGGAATTCGGGATATCTGGCGTCGACCCGGACACCGCGGCCAATGTTCTTGACACCATGCCAGACGTTCGCGGCAAGGATTTGAAGATCGGCTTCACCACGCTGGACGACTACTATCAGCCGACGACGCCGATCATTGCGCTTTGGACAGGAACGGCGTCGCATCCCACCGAATCCATGCCGCCAGTCTCAGGCACCGACAATCCGACCACGACGCTGACGCTTGCCGTGGTTTCCGGATCGAACACCAGGTCGCGCGCCTCGCTGGTGCTGTGGTCGGGGCCGCACCAGAAGGCGATGTATCCGACTGACAAGTTCTGCGATGGCACCGCGCGTCTGGCGCGCGGCGTCGCGCCGGCATGGCCGAACTACTGAGGCACCAATGACGCTGAAACAGTATATCCGGCTGCCGCATCGCTGGCAGTGGGGGTTCACCGACTGCACCCTGTTCGCCGCCGACTGGGTGGTCGAGGCGACCGGCAAAGATCCGGGCGCCGAGTTGCGCGGCACCTACTTCGATGCCGATGGCGCTGAAGCCATCCTGCGGGCCGCTGGCGGCTGCGAAGCCCTCGTCGGGGCAAAGCTCGGCGCCCATGGATTTCAGCGCGTCCAGCAGCCACAGGACGGCGATATCGGCATCATTAGCGCCATGACGGGTTTCGAGGCAGCCGGCCTCGCGGTCAAGGAGATCCCAGCCATCAAATTCGGCCCGCTCTGGGCGGTGATGTCGGCGCGCGGGGCAATGGTGAAGCATCTCGACTGGACCGGCGTGGCATGGCGCATAGCGTGAACCCGTTCGACGATGCGTTGCGCCAGGCGCTGGCCACGGTCTCGCGCCGGCGGAGCTATAATCCCGGCATCGGCGCTTTCGAGACAGCGACGACGCAGGAGATCATCGCAGAGGGCTGGCACGGTGCATATCGCTGGCCGGTCCGCAAGGACCCGATCTTCACGCCAATCTTTACCGCCATTCTGGGCAGCGGCGGGTTCACGCTTTTCGGCACGACCGTCTCCTATGCGGCGATCGCCTCGGCTATTGCCACCACCGCGATCGTCGCCGGCGTGCAGTATCTGTTGACGCCGAAGCCGCCGAAGCCGGAGGATGGCCGCGCGCCACTGACGCAGCCGATCCCATACCGGTTCTGGGGCGTCGGCGAGGCCAGGCTTGCCGGTGCGATGATGCTTTGGGAAGCTGTCGACAACCGCATGTATTCGGTGCAGGCGATCGTCGGCCATCGCATCAATGCCTATACCGGCTACTACCTGAATGACGACAGGGTCGAGCTCGACGGCAACACCGTCATCAGTCCGGACGGCGACCGATACGCCAGTGCCGATCCTGTTCGCATATACCGGCGGCTAGGGCTGACACCGGAAACTGCGATTGCCGAAATCGTAGATGATCTGGGCGCAGAAGGCGTCTGGACTTCAGACCATCGGGGCGACGGCCAGGCGTCGGTCGGCATGACATGCCGCGCGCCTGGTGCGGAAAACTTCCAGAAGCGGTATCCGTACGGCAAGCCTGCTCTCTCAGTCGTCGCCGAGCTTGCGCTGTGCTGGGATTTCCGCGATCCGGCGCAGGACCCTGAAAACCCGGGGACATGGCTCTTCACCAGGAATTCGGCCCTGATTCTGGCCTGGCACGAATGCTTCAATCCGTTCGGCACCAAGCGTGATTTCCGCAAGGCGCTGCTGCCGGTTCTCGACATGTGGCAAGAAGAGGCCGACGTCTGTGATGAGGATGTGCCACGTGCCACCGGCGGCACGGAGAAGCGCTACGAGTGCGGCGGCTTCGACACCACTGACCATGATCCGAAAAGCGGCACGAATGCCATCCTCGCCTCCTGCGACGGCTGGATGTGCGAGCGCGGCGATGGCGCACTGCTATTCGTCGCCGGCAAATTCAGGGAAAAGTATGTCGCCACGCTGACTGACGCCGATATCGTCGGCCACACCGTGCAGCACGATGTCCTGTTCGAGGAAGAGGTCAACCAGTTCATCCCGAAGTTCACCTATCCCGCTACCGATTTCACGACAACGGACACCGATTTTTTCGAGGATACGCCGGCCCAGATCGAGGCCGGCCGCGTCTTGCCGCAAGACGGCAACTATATCTGGGTACAGCAATGGCGGCAGGCTCGCCGGCTCGGCAAGCGGGAGTTCGCGCGACTGCGGGAGAAGAAGCGCGGCACGTTCGATGTCCGCTTCACCGGCATCAACTCGGTCTACGCACCATGGGTCAGGCTGGCGACACCGCGGCGGCTGCCGTCGATGGATGGCAAGCTGATCGCCAACCGGCGGTCGGCTCTGTCGGTATCGCGCGGCGGTTTCCAGATGACATGGATCAAGATGCCGGGTTCCGGTCCCGAGATCGACGACTGGAACCCGGCGATCGATGAAGGGGCGGCGCCACCGGTGCCGGCGAAGCCGGTTTCCGACGGCATTCCGAAGCCAATCATCGATACTGCGGCGGCAATATCCGGCAGCGGGACCGTCTACATCCGCCTCGCCTTGGTTGATCCGAACCGCAGTGATCTAACATCGGCCTTGCGCTATCGCGTCGCCGATGTGGGCGGTGGCGTCCCCGGCGCCTGGATCGAGCAGAAATTCCCCGGGATCGCACCGGATGCCGGTCTCATCGTGCTGAACACCAATCCGGTTCCCGCCGACACATCGATCAACATCGAGGCCGTCTATATCGGGTCGAACGGCAGCTATGGCGATTACTCCGATAGCGAAACGGTGGTCTCCACCGTCGACAACACACCGCCGGCCGCGGTCTCGGGTGTTGTTGCAACCGGCGGCGTCGGCCAGGTCGCATTGACCTGGAATACCCCGAACTCCGGCAATTATGTCGCCACCAATATCCGCAGGAATACGGTGAACACAGAGGGCTCGGCAACCGTGGTCCGCACCGAATACGGGGCGCCGTCGTCGTCCGATGCCTGGACCGATACGGCGATCGCCGCCGGCACCTATTACTACTGGCTGCGCTCGGTGAACGGCTCTGGTGTGGAAAGCACGTCCAGCGTCGCCACCGGACCGAAAGTCGTTACCTAACCCCAATCCGTCAAAGCCTCGTCGACGATTTTCACCCTTGCCGTTCCGGTGGGGTCTCCAGCCCTGGAGTTTTCGCATGCCCGAACTGATGAACACGATCATGGCCGATGGGCCGTCCTCCAATCCGTCTCAGCCGGTCAAGGCCCTGTTGCGGGCATGGGGCACTTGGGTCGAGGGCATCATCACCGCCTTCCTGTCTAATGGCGGTCTCATCTATGACACCAAGGCGCACATGGACGCCGATCTCGCCCACGGCGCCAATTCGTCAGCATGGGTGGTGAGCGATGCGACGGTCGCCAATAATGGCATCTACCGCAAGCTCGGCGCCTCCGGGGCCGGGTCCTGGACGCGAGTTGCCGATCTGCCCTACAGCTTCATCAAGGCGATCGATGCTGGTGCCGGGGCGCCGAACGCGATCGTGGCGACGAGCACAATTCCGCTGCCGTCGGCCGACGGTGGCACGCTCGTCAACTTCATAGTCTTCGAGGCAAATACCGCATCGCCAGTGACGGTCGCGTTCAATGGTGGCACCGCGCTGACGATCAAGACAGCTTCCGGCAACGATGTCGCGCCGGGCGGGCTGACGGCCGGCATGATGATTGCCGGTTTTAAGTCCGGCGCAACTTTCCGGCTTTTGTCCGACCAGGCGAGCGCTGCAATCCAAGCCGCGGCTGAGGCTGCGGCAAACGCCGCCGCGGCCAGTGCATCGGCTTCCGCCACCAGTGCCGCCTCTGCGGCAGCATCCGCAGCGAGTGCATCTGGAGCGGTCCCGGTTGCCAACAGGACGGCGGCCAAGGCGCTCGATCCCTCCACGAAGAAGGCATTTATCATCTATGACGAAGGTGGCCGAAACGGACCGTTCGTCTATACGCTGACGTCATCGCTCTCAACGATGGAGGCAGCAGCTGCTGCGGCCGATACACTTGAGGGCGTCTTCTTCACCAACGGCCTTTACACGGCAGTCCGCCAAGCAGACTGGCACGAGTCTGGTCTTGACGCGCGCTGGTGCGGGCTAAAGGCGGACAGCAACGGAACGACCGGAAACGGCACTGACAACCAGCCCGCATTTCAGGCGGCGGTGAATCTTGCCGTCGCCTTGGACATACCCAAACTCAACCTCCCAAATGGTATCGTTCGGTGCGGGTCTGTCGTCACCATCAGCGAGAAATCCCTGACCCTGAACGGCGCTGGCATGGGCCTGCCTGACGCATGGCCTGACCCGATTATCCCGTCAATGTCACCCGGCACCTGGCTTTATTTTGATCACACCGGCATCGGCATACAGCACACCAAGACCTCTACAAATCCGCGTTTTGCATCGCGCGTGCAAAACCTGACCACGATGCGGAATCAGCCCGCACCAGGACCAGGGTGGGCACCCACCTCAAGCGGAGCAGACTTCGATATATGGGCGCACATGGTTCATTTCGATAATGTCGGCCTGCTCAACCCGTACATCGCATTCAGCATGGTCGGCGCTCCGTGTTCGTTCAACCACGTCCGGGGGCAACCGCTTTACAGGTTTGTCCAGGTTTTCGAGACTTTCGATGTCTGCCGGTGGAATGACATTCATTTGTGGCCGTACTGGTCACTCGATGCCGATGTCGGCGCGTTCATGAACAACAATCTCATCGCGTTCAATATGGCGCGATGCGACAACCCACAAATGTCGAATATCTTTTCAATTCGGCAGAACATCGGCATTCGGCTGTATCAGGGCACCACTGGGTCGACCACGCGCCTAAAGGGCACCAACATAGAGTTTGACAACGGCGGGTCTGGTCTTGTCATAGCATCGGGAACGACCGGGCTAATCGTCCAGCTCACGCATTTTATCGTCTATTGTTCCACTTCAATAGCCGCTGACACCCGCGGTATAATTATTGAGGGCACCGGCCACAATGTCCACATCAACGGTCTGGACGTATCAAACTCCGGTGCGCAGGCAGTGCTACTTCAAGGGACCTCCAATAAGCTTGGCATCGAAAACTACCGGCTGGCGAACTACGGTGAAAATACCGCTACCGTTGGGGGACTGACGGTTTCCGGAACAGGTAACCGTTTGACGTTGACGGGCGCGGAAGACGTTTCCTCGCCACAGGTTGGCTCTACCAAATACAGCGATCTCGGCACAGGTAATGCCATCGTTGTGGATGATTGGAGAGCCTACACTCCGACCATCACCGCAACGACCGGAACGATTACTACCGTATCCAGTGTTGTGGGACGTTTTCGGCGCAACCTGAAATCGATAGATTGGTATGCCGAGTTTGTCGTCACAACAAACGGGACGGGAGCGGGAATGCTGCGGGTTACAACGCCCGAGGCGGCTACGGCCAGCGCTGGGGCGGAAGGCACCCAGTCCAATAGTGGTTTCAACCTCAATGGAAGTATCGCGTCCGGTAATGCGTACGCAGACTTTCGGAAATATGACGGCACTTACCCCGGTGTGTCTGCGACGGTGGTTCGGGTTTGGGGGAATTACCCTGTCGCTTAACGGCTCATTGCGCACAGAAGGCCAATTGTGCAAATGATGGTGGCATGCCGTTGATCGAGAAAATCACGCTTGCCACCCTGATTTGCCTGCTGTTTACCGTGGTTGCTGCTTGGTTCGTCACCCCTCGTCGAGCCAATCAGATACAGGACATCGCCAACGCGGAAATTCTTTGCCTGGAAGACGCGGCAAAACACCTCCCGCCGGGGACGCCCCCTTCCGTTGCATGCCCAAGCTTTTGATCATCCCAAATCGCTGGCTGACCGGCGGGCATAGGATGGTTGAACGCGCCCAATCCTTCGGATAAGTGGAGAAGTGGGAGCCAGAGGGGCAGTAATGCGATCTAGATCATCTCTTGTAGTCGGGGCACTCTGCGCCGGCTTGTTCTGCGTGCTGGCTCTACTTGCCATCGGTTTCCGGTTCCCGACCGTGAATGATGAAATCGGCTATCTCTCGATCGCCAACTACCTGGCGGGCGGCGGCGGCTTCTCGATGGCGGAGAACCCCTTCTATCATGCGGGTCAGGGCATTTTGATCGCCCCACTCTTCGCGATTTTGGGAGACACAGGCACGGTCTATCAGGCGGCGGTGCTTTTGAGTTGCCTGGCTACCGCCTTAATCCCTGCCGTTCTGGTTGGTTTGGCGAAGGAACTGGAGATTCCGCTTGATGCGAGGCTGTTGGCGGCATCGGTCCTGGTGGCGGTGTTCCCGAGCTTTTTCTATCATAACTTCCTGGTCTGGCCGGAAACAACTCTGCGTCTAGGCGTTCTGGTGTGGCTCTATGTCTTCGCTCGATCGGTTCGCACCGGATCGGTGGTGACTTGGGTTCTGTTCGCGGCGATAGCCTGCCTGCTCTATGCGCTGCACCCGCGAGCGCTTCCGTTCATACCCTTGTCTCTTGGGCTGGCCTTTCTCGGTGCATGCTGCGCACGCATTTCCTGGCTCACATTCGCGCTGTGCGCCGTTGCAGCTGCTTCAATCTTTCTCGGCATCGGAGCGGTCCACGACCAGTTCCGCATTCTATGGGAAGGTACACGATCCCAAGGCGATCAAATCGGGCGCCTGGTTGCGAGCATTCAGAACGTAGTGGGCGTGAAAAGGCTTATAGTCACCGCCACGGGGCAGCTCTGGTATCTTATCGCGTCCTCGTTCGGCCTTTTCCTGGTAGGCTTGTGGGCCGCATTCCACATCGTTGGCGAGCGGAAATCGCTTAAGTCGTTCGCGATATGGGCGGCGGCAATCCTGGCGTTTATCGGGGTGTTTGCCGCTAGTGCGTTGCAAATGGTCGGCTTCTCGCGGGTCGATCATGTTATCTACGGGCGCTATCTCGACGCGGTTTCGACGCCTTTCATCTGGCTTGGGCTGCTCTACCTGCCGATGCTCTGGAAGCAGTCGCGCGTTGGTCTCCTCTTTGCGCCGGTTCTGGCCATAGTCGTTCTTGGGGCGATCCCCTCAAAGGCTGTCTACGACGAAAACCTGGCCAGCGCGGTCGAGCCCAATATCTCCGGCCTCTTGTGGGTGAAATACATAGGCAGTCCGATCACTTCATTGCCGGTGCCGACAATCGTGCTGTTCGGTTCAGCCCTGGGGATCTTGGTCTTCGTCGTCGCCGGCCTGCTGGCGAGAACGAGCGCGTGGCGAGGCATGGCGGTGGTTGCTGTTGCGGTTCTGTTTGCGGATGTCGCCGTCTATGGCCAGAACCAAAACAATCGTGATGGGCGAGAGGATTACGTCGCAAGAAGCGCCGAGCTACTATCCGCCGCCGGCGGCAAGCCGGTCTATTGGGACCGATCGGCCTGGCCGCTCATAGGAGCGTTAGTCGATCAGTATTCGGCACTTCAGCAGCGCATTCCGACTGTTGACCTGCGCAACGAGCAGTTGCCTGATGGTTCTTTCGCGGTCTTCGGAGTCGAGGGGCCGTTACCTGCTGGTTATGGCTGCGCGGGGCGGTTTCTGGACGGGACACGGCTTATAGGCCCGTCAAGCGTTCTGCCGTCGACTTTCTGCTAAGCCTGCGCTTCACTAGCACCTTCAGCCTTCCTGGCTGGTAGCAAAGCCTAATTGTAGGCCGGCAGTCAGGGGAATTAGGAGAAGTTCCTTATGACAGAGACGAAAGAAGAGATTGGAGAGGTTCGGTTAGCCCGGTGCATCCTTCGCGCCTTGACCGCGGGGGATCGGGATGCATTCGTCCAGCCAGACGCAGATGATTTTTCGTCTGTGGATCGAAAAGTGGTGATTGATGGGCGCTTTGATATACTAAAGGTGGCAAAAGAGTTGGATAGGTTGCTTTCAACGCGGGAATGAATATTGCACGGCCTTCATGGCGGCATCTATGCTGGCTAGGATCGGGCCTGACTAAAGGCTAGTTCGGCCTTCGCAGTACATTCAGCACCACGTCGGCATCGTTGTGATCGCCGCTCACCATTACTTCCCATAAGCCGTCGACCAGCAGGAGATGTCCGCCGTCATAGGTGCGGATTTCGCCGGCGTTGAAAACCGCGTCGCGCATGCCCTGCCGTAGCTCCAGCCACGGTTTCGGCAGCGATACCCAATCCCCTCGGGGTTCGTCGTATTTCATCCCCTGGCCCTCCCGGGGCCGACCATAGCCAAAATCTGAAAAGCCACAAGCTGCCCGCAAGGGCGGAAAGGAACTGTCATGGCCGTTTCGCGCGAAAAGGAATCGCTTGCCAAGGTGCTGGTGCACGAAGGCGGCTATGTGAACCATCCGGCCGACCCGGGCGGTCCAACTAATAAGGGCGTCACTCAGCGCGTCTATGACGGCTACCGCAAGGGCAAGGGCCTGGCGAAGCGCTCGGTCAAGAGCATCACCATGGACGAGGTCGGCGAGATCTATGATCGCCAGTACTGGGACGCGGTGAAGGGTGACCTGCTGCCCGACGGCGTCGATTATGTCGTGTTCGATGGCGGCGTGAACTCCGGGCCCGGCCGCTCGATCACGTGGCTTCAGCAGGCGCTTCGTCCGATCTACACCGGGCCGATCGACGGCGTCATGGGTGTGGGCACGCTGGCGGCGCTGAAGGCGGTCAACAACAACGACGCGTTGATCGATCGCATCTGCGACGCGCGCATGAACTTCCTTCGCCATCTCGGCACGTTCCCGACCTTCGGCAAGGGCTGGACGGCGCGTGTCGCCGAAGTGCGGGCGATCGGCAAGGCATGGGCGACCGGCGAGAAGCCGCAGGCCGCCAACTTCATCGACGGGGGCCAGGCAAAGGCGCTGGTCGAGGACGCCAAGGCAGCGCCATCGACCGCGCCGGCCGACTTGGCGACCGGTGGTGGCGTCGCCGGCGGCGGGCTTGCTGGCACGTTGACCGAGCTGCAGAACCAGATCTCGCCGCTCTCCTATTCGAGCGAGCTTATTGGAAAAGTCGTCGTTGCCCTGGCGTTCGCGAGTGCGCTGCTGGTCATCGGCGGCCTTGCCTATCGCTGGTACGTCAATCGCAAGGCCAAGCACCTGGCTGAAGCCCTCGGCACGGTGCCCGCATGACCTGGCTCATCTCCCTAATTGCCGGCCTCGTCGGCGTTCCCCGACCGCTGGCCGGCGTCATCGCCTGGGCCGCCATCGCTGTCGCCGTCTCGGGCGCCGCAGTCGGCGGCTATGCACTCATCAAACATTGGGGCGCCGACGAGCTGCGCGCCAAGATCGAAAAGGAGAATACCGATGCGATCCACAAGGGCATTGACGCTCGCATGTCTCTTGACGAGTGCATCGACGCTGGCGGCGTGTACGACTTCGGGCGTCAGCGGTGTGATGCCGCTACGCTCGGCCCTCGGTAACAGCCTTGCCGGCGCGCAGGGCAAGACCATCGCCGACCAGAACAAGATCGACCGCACCATGGCGCCTGGCTGCGCCGTGAAGTTCTATACGCCGGCCGAATGCGACAGGCACACCAAAGCGAGCGCCGCGCGCCGCGCCGAACTGAAATCATAGCATCGCATCGAGGGCGGGATGATGCCGACATCAGGAACGAAAAGCTTGGAAATGATGATCGGCGGCTTGCTGCAAGCGACGCAGGATATGCAGCGCGACATCACCGAGATCCGGCGCGACATCAAGGACAGCGATGCCCGAGCGGCGCTCAGCTACGAGCAATCTGAACAGCGCGCCGCTGCCAGCCGGGCGAAGATGTACCAGAAGACCGACGAGCTGGTGGAGCGCGTGAGCGCCACCGAAAGCGCGGTCAGCAAGCTCAATTCTGACATGACCAGCGTCAAGCAGGTGACAGCGGATGTGACTAGGTGGAAGCTCATGGGCTTGGGCGCGTTGGGCGTCACCGGTATCGCCGCCGGCGCCGTGGCCTCGGGCTTAACCTACTTCTGGCACGACATCTGGCGCGTTCTGCGCGGCGGCTGACCTTTTTCCCCGACCTTGGCAATATGATCGCCCGTCTCGGCTCGCGCCGGGGCGGGCTTTTTGCGTTATAGCGCGGAACAAACCGGCTGTGTGCTAGGTTTTGAGCGTCGGAAGCTTCGCAGCGATGACAACTCCCCAGGCTTCCACAGCCCGTCTCGCTCCACGGCAATGGCTTCGAGACGGGCTGTTCTTGCGTTCAGGCTATGCCTTGATATTCGGCGCCGGCGGCTTCATGGTCGCTTGCAATTGCAATCTCTCTACCGTCGCCACGATTGCCGCTGAGATCGCCTCGGCCTCGCCCAGCAAATCGGGACCAAATAGGCCGTTGACCGTCTCTTCGCTTGGCAGCACGCCCGGCGGGCAGTGTTCCTCGATCGTTCGCCGGATCATCGTCAGCGCCAACCGGCAATCGTCCACTTCGATCTTCATTTTTCCCACATTCAATTTCGCTAAAATGCAACCAAAACGCCCCGCGCGCCTTGTGTCGCGGTTGGAGTAACAAGTGCATGCGTAACGCCGGAGAGCGGCTGAAGTTCATCCCGCCCATGGAGCCGGAGCTTGTCGACACCCCACCTGAGGGTGACGACTGGCTGCACGAGGTCAAGTTCGACGGCTACCGCACACAGGTCATCAAGGACGCCGACGGCATCCGCCTGCTCACCAGGAGAGGGCACGACTGGACGGGCCGGTACCGCCACCTCGCCGAAGAGGCCGCGGCAATCGAGGCCGAGACCTTCATCCTCGAGGGCGAGGCCATCATGATCAATGAGGCCGGCCTGTCCGACTTCCACGCCTTGCAGGCCGCGGTGAGCAAGCGCACGCCTTCGCGCGAGCTCTACCTCGTCGCCTTCGATCTGCTCCATCTCAACGGCCACGACCTGCGCGACATGCCGGTGGAAGACCGTCGCGAGATCCTGCATGCGATGATCCCGGCCGGGGGCCGCATCCAGTTCAGCGAGGCACTGCCAGGCACCGGCGATGCCGCCTACCACCTTGCCTGCGAGGCGAACATCGAAGGCATCGTCTCGAAGCGGAAAACCAGCGCCTACCGCAGTGGGCCGACGATGAATTGGCGCAAGATCAAATGCTTCGACGAAAAGGAGATGGACATCATCGGCGTGCAGCGAGAGACCGGGAAGCCGGCCATGGTGCTGATGGCCGACAAGGGCCACTACAAGGGCGGGGCGTTCGTCACCTTCAAGGCCGACAAGCGCCAGCGCCTGTGGGATCGCGTCCAGGGCAAGGTTGGCGGGCCGGTGCCCAAGGGCCTGAAAAAGGAAAAGGCCGAATGGCTGAAGCCGGGTCTTGTCGGCCGGGTCAAATTCCTCAAGGGTGAGGAAAAGCTCCGGCATGCGAAGCTGGTGGACTACCGGGAGAATGTATGATGGCAGTAGCCAAAAAGGACCAGGAGCGCATCACCTACGCCTGGATGTATGGCGCCCAGGCGCGAAAGGACGGCAAGGAGCGCGCGGTACCCGCCTAACTGCCAGGAATTCGCCGACGCCTGGCTCCAAGGCTTTGATGGCCCGCCCATCGCCGGCGCGGGCAAGATTCGAAAATCAGCGACCAGATGGAAGCGGAGATCGACGAGGCCGGCGTCGAGAAGAGCTAAATCCGCTTGCCGGCGCGGATCATCGCCCGCGCAAGTGCAAGCTCCGCCTCGGTCCTGGCGTTCTCTTTCTGGGTCATGTTGTCGGCCGCGATGAGCCGCTTCAACGATTTCAGGATCTCGCCGCGCGTCCATCCGACCTCAAGCATGCAATCCACGATGGCTTGAAATCCCGGTTCCATGGCCTCTTGGCAATCGATCGATCGGTCCGGATATTCTTCCTGTCGCTTGGGCGGATTGAACATCTTCATTCCATGTCAGGCACTTCGCCGCTGGTGAAAAGCACATTCGGCGGGCCGTAGTCACCCAGTGCGGGGTCTGCATCTCGGCTCCAGGCTATGACACCGGCATGTTGCGCGGCAAGCGCTTTGGCCGTCCTGATGGCGCGGTCTTCGCTCTGCTGGTCTGTCGGGCCGTATGCGGTGAACAACTCACCGTCTTCGCCACGATCGAACGCGACGACAACGATCAGTTTTGGTTTCTTCTGGTTAGGCAGGACTTGATCAGACATTGCCGCTCCTAAAGGTAATGATCGCCCATCAGCTCGATGCGCCAGACAGAACCAGTGTGGCTCTCGTCGCGGCCGAGCAAAGCCGAACGGCGCCCGCAGACCGCACCCGGCATGTTCGCAGACGTGGTTTTCAATCCGCGCCCGCTCGCGGGGTGCCGCGGTCATGCCAACGGCAAGTCTGGCCGGTTCGTCGCTCATCCGTAGCGCTTGCCGAGAGGAGAAGCCTTGAGCGCGTCGAGCTGATCCTGAAGGCGGCCGTTCAGCACGATCATTTCCTTCAGGGCTTTCATCGTGTCGCCCTTGTGCAGGGCAACGAACTTGTCGGCTACGGCTTGCAATGCTGCTTCCTGGCGACTGTCGAGAGTGATGATGCGGTCTGCCATGAGCGGAACCTCCACTGTCTAGAACAACGAGCCCTGCTGCGGCGCCTGCTGTGGGAATTTGATCTGGGTGGCAGGCTTGTCGACGATCACGAGGGCATCGTCGGGCGCGGGGCGCTGCAACTTCTTCGCTTCCGACCAGGGCGCGGTAAGCCAGGTCTCGATCTCTTCCTGGCTCGTCAGGATCACCGGCATAGCCTTCTCGTGGATCGGCTTGACCAGCGCGTTGGGCGCGGTCGTCATGAAGCCGTAGAGCTCAAAGTCGCCCGGGCCATCCTTGACCTTGCGCACGCCATGCCAAGGCGTCCAGAGGCCTGCGAAGAAGAACAAGGGACGCTCCTCGTTCAGCGCGAACCAGTAATTCCGCTGGATACCGGTTTCGGGGTCTTTGTCGCCGGGCGTTGGGGACGGCTCGGCAAAGCTGGTTATGGGAACCACGCACCGATGCTCGATCCCGACATATTGCTGCCAGTGGCCATACTGTGGGTTTCGTATGTTCGTGGTGCCGTAGTCGGCGGCACCTTTCACGCGCTCGGCCGGCGTCGGCATCCCCCAGAGAAGGTTAGCGACCTCGCGCTGCCCATCCTGGGCGTTACGAACTACCGGCCCCGGCCTGTTCGGGTAGATGTCAATCGACGGTTCCAGGTTGCCGAGGATATCCCGGAGGGCGCCCGTCCACTGGCGTATGGCCTCCTGGCTGGTGGTGAGATTGTAGAGATTGCACATGTCTTGCCCCTAGTTGCGCAGGATCTCGGGAACGCTCAAAGGCCCAAGGTCGAGGATGCGCTTGTATTCGCCCGTGCGGCGCCAGACACCCCGGATTTTCCCACCCTCCCGATCGCGTTTGGAATCGAACACGTCGCCGGCAAAATGGTCAAGAAACGCCTTCGCCGCGGCGGGGTCGGAAAAGCAGTGGATGCGATAGTCCTCATATTTGCCGTTCGGCCATATCGCCTGCACGCGCCTTATCTGTGGCTTGACGCCGATGTCCTGGCAGAACTTCGTGATCATGGTCAGGTTGCGGTCAGTGCAGATGTCGTCCGGCAAGGCAACCTGGTACGGCCAATCCCGGTCGATAACCGATGGCGCCGGCGTGACGCGATTGCGTTTCGGCATCAGTGTAACGACGGCTTCTCGGTAGCTGCCTCCAGCGCATTGATTGCGTCGCGCACAGCCCGGCGCTTCGGTTCGATCGGCTCATCAGGGCGACGATGCGCAAGGGCTAGGACGGTGAAGGCCCTAGACAGGTCGCCAATAAGGTCGCGCATTGAAAGCTGGTCAACGACCTCGGCAGCAACCCGCCAAGCCAAAACAGCGTCCTCCCCGTTCAACGTGTCCTTGCCATCTTGCTCGAGATGTTCACGAAGCATTGCCAGCGCTGTCGAACGATCGGCGAGTTGCGTCTCGGGATCGGTCAGCAACTCCAGCTCTACTGATATGGGCATGCGGCCCTCCGGCCAGCCGTTACAACAGGCCTCCAATGCTGCAGCATGAGCTTGCGCCCAAGCACTTGCGGCGCGGGATGCCGAATGGTCAGGACCATCTTCGGGCGGACCGTTGATATCCCAACCTTCAACGGTAAAGGCACCGTAAGCTGCTTCCTCGGCAGTGAAGCCAGCGCGCGCCAGGGCTTCCTCTGCTGCCGCTAGGCCTCGCGAAATTTCCTCGGGCGATGCGCCCGGAACTGACAGAACGAGGTCCAT